GGGGGGGGGGGGGGGGTAGCGGAGTAGCCGTCGGCCAGGAGCTGGGTTCGCAGGTCCATGTTCATCTCTCCTCGTGGATCTCCGGCCGCGAGCCGATGGCCGGGCGGCTGGGCGCCGGCCGCGGCGGCGGCTCGGGGAGTGCGCCCATCTGCCGCATCGCGAGCAGGTGCTTGCAGGCCCGGCCGCGGAACTTCGCGTCCATGCAGGTGCAGCGCTGGTAGCCGTCGGCGTACTCGCGGATCTCGTAGACCGCTCCTTCGCGCTGCCCCTCGAGCTTGCGCAGCCGCCAGGTCCGGCCGTCGGCGGTCGGCGCCCGCGCCAGGCGGTAGCATTCGTCGTCGATCTCGACGGTGACGACGACGACGGGCGGCTCGCGCGGCACGGCGGGCTTTTCCATGGCTCAGCACCTTTCGCCCTGACGATCGGTCCGCTTCTCCGGCTCGCGTATCAGCTCTTCGGCGGTGCCGTAGCGCGGCCGATCTTTCGCCTCCGGCTCGTGGCCGCGGCAGTAACGGCGGCCGGCGCGAATGTCGGTGGCCGAGAGGCGGAAATGGCAGAGCTTGCAAAAGCGCGGCTTCACGGCTGACTCCAGGCGCGCACCGATAGCGCAGTGCGGGCGCACGTACTTCCGTTCCCGTCAATCAGGGTTGTGTTGCGGGGCGATTGTCCGGGCCGGCGTTTAACCTCTCACCGGCAGGAGGGGGACCGTTTAACGTCGGGCCAAACCGAGGACGGGCCAGCGGATCGTCGTAGCTGATCCGCGAAGCCAGTGGGAGCGGAGAGACTCGAACTCTCTGCCGGCGAAAAGCTCTGCACGGCACGCCGGCCGGGAAACGGTATCGAAGGGGCCAACCTCCGGTGCAGATTCGTGCTGCTACCCAGCAGCTTCGCTCCCTGGAGGGTGGGGAGGTGATCGAAACCTCATCCTTCGGCTGCTCTCACAGCCGGTGCTCTGCCATGCTGAGCTTCCCACCCAGAGCACCCCGACCGCTGCACAAAACGGCCAGGGTGCGTTTCACCGGTCCCCAGCTCACGCGAGCTGGAGTCGCCTGCAATCTCGAAAAGGCCCGGCCGTCCACGGCGACTGTCGCGCATCAGGAGCCGCCGCTTCGGGCCGGGCCAAGCTCATCCCTTGCCGGCTTCGTACTCGAAAGAGAACGACTCGGCATTCAGGGCCACGTCGAGGAGCGCGCGGAGGCCTTTCAGCTCGCCCGCGGTGAGCGTCAGCTTCATTGGCCGATTGCCTGCTCCCGCGTCCAAGAGCACGTTCACCGTTTCGCTCTTCTTCTCGACGCGAATTTTCATTGGGCTCTCCTCCGGCCGAGCGGACGGCTCGGCTCAGGCCAAGACTAGCGGCGGAAAATCCGTGTTCAAGCTTGATTTCCCGGCGTTTCGGGCTTTGCCCGCGTATGCGCTCGGGTGCGCTCGGGTGCGCTCGGGTGCGCTTTTACGCGGGAAGTTTTTTTCTCCTCGCGTTCGATTTCGAGATTACGAATCGCCTGATCGATGTCGTTCTCCGTCCATTTTGGGCCAGCCGCCTCTACCGGGTCGGCCAGGATCTGGCGTTCCATGAGGGTGTCCAGGTACCGAAGCGAAACGCGAAGCATGTCGGCGACTTCCTGACGATTGAATAGTCGGGGTCTTTGCTTCGCTCGTTGCTCATCAGGCATCGTCCGCTCACCTCAGCGAGCGGGGTCCTTCCCGGTCCCTTGCTGATCGAAAATGCCGGGTTACTCTCCACCCGAGAAGTCCCGCCGCTTTCTACTCAGCAGGGCCCCGGGGCGGTGTGACCCCAGGAGCTGGCGGCTGCTGGATACCCTGGCGTGGTCCGCCCCTGCGGCCGAAGCCTCACGGAGACCATTCCGATCTGGGGCGCTGTCCAGGGATGCTCGCGCGTGGCTCAGGTTATGCGGAGGTGCGTGCCTCTGGATTCCAACCGCGCGCCGGGCACCGCCTGGCCGGCCTCCAGGGCAGCGCGGATTTTGTCCGTGTCCGCCTCGATGCGCTGTCGCTGAAACTCCGGAGGCAACTGATCGGGCGGCGTGCTGACGTTGACCGGCAGCTTGCCGCCGTTGCCCGCGACGCTGACCTTGTATCGGCGGGTCTCGATCTTCGCCTGGCCGGTGCGCTCCATGTAATCCTTCAGGCGCTGCTTCAAGTGCTTGGCAAAGTTCTCGCCCACGGCCACGCGCTTCTGGAGGCGCTCGACCTCGGAGCGCCGGGCCGCGGCCAGCAGCTCCTCCTGCCTCACAAGGGCACAGTATCCATCCACCTTGGCGTTCTGGTCGGCGGAGATCTCCGCGAAGAAGGCATCGAGCGCCTTCTCCGTTTCCGGATTTAACTCGCCGTCCGTCTCGTTGAGCAGGGCCATCAGGGCCTGCATCTCGTTGCCGATGTCGATGAGCGTTGGCATGGTCGCCTCCAGAAGAATGCCCCGCGGCCGTTGGTAGGTGCCGCACGCGCGGCCGGCCGCGGGGCGTGATTAGCTTTCGATCTCCGCGTCAAAGTTGGTGATGAGAAAACGGCCATAGGTGGGGCGGAAGTCGGCCAGGCCCACGAGTCGCCCGGCGTTTGTGAGTACGTCCTGGAGGTCAGCCGGGCGAATGTATTCGGGCAGGAGGACAAGTAATTGGAATTCGGCTTTCCAGCCGGCCTTGATCGCTGGCCTCGTGCGGGTGATGCCGTTCCGCTGAACGGTGACGCGGCACTTGTGCTCATAATCCCACTTGTCAATGCCGAGAGAGCTGAACTGGGTCAGGCTGACGACGCCAGCTTTGTAAAGGTCCATCGCGGACTTGCGGGGCGATCGCGGGTCCTGCCGGAACTTCGCTGCGTGGATGACGGATTGGCGGACGTACTCGCCGGGAATGCAAATCTTGCCGGCGTCGTCGCGGAAGACGTAGGACTCAATGTTATCGCTCTTCCGGGCCTTGCTGCCCTTTGCAGCACCGGCCTTCGCTTCGACCTCCTCCACGTTCCACCGGTGAAACAAAAGGTCCGCCACGCCCTGCAAGCGGAACGTCGCGGTGTAGGGCTTGGAAAATTCGATCGTGTCGAGGGCGCCGTTAGTTGGTGCTTCACCACCGATTGCTGCCGTTCGAGCAGATACCATAAGTTTCTCCTTCCACATGAACCCCACCATGCCATGACGAACACCACCCGGCCGCGTCGTGCCTATCCACTCCAAGGCGGACCAAAACTGTGCCTCGCCGAGCCAGGCCTATCCCCGTCTAGCCCAACCACGCCAGCGCCTTGCCGCGCCCAGCCAAACCTGACCTAACCTGGCCCCGCCATGCCGGGCCACATCCAGCCGCGTCGGACCAAACCAAGGCCGCATCGGACCAGAGCCAGCCTTGCCTAATCACGCCTAACCTGGCCACACCATGCCATTCTCCGTTACTTCGTGGGCTCGATGGATTCGCCCTTCTTGGAAGCCAGCTTGCGGAGCATCTCGGCGATACCGTCGAGCTGCCACGGGCAGGGCTTGGTCAGCTCGGCAGGGTTGGCTCGGTTCAGCCACACGATGGCGGCCTGGGCGATGAACTGGCTGGGCGAGTTAATCAGCCGCAGGGCAGTGACCGCATCGCACATGCCGGAGACCAGGTCCTCCAGGAGCGAGGTCCGGCCGGCATCCGCGGCCGCCTGCTCGATTCGCGCGGCTGCCGTCGGCAGGTTGTTCAGCGCCTCGATACGATCGATCTTTTCACCAAAGGCCCCGCGAGACTCGCTGCGGCAGCGGGCAATGGCTTGCATGAGATCGCGGGGAGCTTTGAGCTGATCCATGATGGGCTCCTGGGTGCCGGTAAAGGCCCGAACGCCCCAGCCACCGTTTCGCCGTGGCGGGCCTCGCTAGCTGCCGTGTCTCGCTCCGGCTGCCCATGCGTTGCCGTGATTTAGCTCTCGGCCGGCTGGGGGCTTAGTTTTTGGTGAAGTGCTCTGCCCCATCGCACTGAACCTAGCTTAGTGGCAGTTGCTAATATTGTCAACTGCAAATAATAATTTTCCGTCAAGTTCCTCGCCGCCCGTGCCGATACACATTGACGGCATTGGCAGTTGCTACTATACTTCTGGGCATGGACGCCGAGACAATGGCGCGAGCCGATTACTTCGGGAACCGGCTGCTGGCGGTCAGGAAGGGCGCCGGCATGACGCAGCAAGAGCTTGCCGACAAGGCCGGCCTTACCCAATGGTCGATTGCTCAAATCGAAAATGGCCATCGGGTACCCGGCTTTGAAACAGTGCTCGCCCTGGCTGAGGCCCTCGGCGTCCCACTTTCGGCCTTCGACCCATCAACCGAGGTGCCGAAGCCGAAACCGAAGAAGCGTAAGCCCCGCCGCAAGCCCGACTGACCCTCATGCTGGTGCAAACGATCCGCTTCCAATGTCGCGACGGCCATGCGTGGGAATCGGCCGTCCCTCGCTTCTGGGTTCGTCTCTCCGAGACGCGTTGCCCTGAGTGCGGCAAAATCGCCCGCGACTGGCGGCTCGGCGGGTGCTCGCCGCAAAGACCAGCGACGGCATCAAGAAGTTGCCTGGGCTCCCCGTGCGCCCCACTGACCTCACTTACGCGCGCCTGCACCGCCCCCACAATCCAGACCTAATCGTTTCAATGTCCGCTCGGTGTCGCCGCGGCCCGGCAGAATCTCGGCCTTCGCCTCTGTAGGCTTTGGCCGCCCCTGCTTCGGTAGCGCCAGCACTTCGGCCAGGCTCAGCCGGCGGTGGCCGCCCGGCAGCTCCCACCAGTCGAGGCGCCCGGCATTCATCCAGCGATAGATCTGCGACGGGTGGACGCCGAGCAGTTGGCTGGGGGCTTAGTTTTTGGTGAAGTGCTCTGCCCCATCGCACTAATCTATTATATAACACGTCAGATATTAGGTGTCAAGTCTTCCGTTAGGAATTATTCAAGTTGCTGCGGATTGCTGGCCGATATTGACTAAGCGTAATTTTTGACGTATCATGCATGACATGAGCGAAAATTCCACGATGGCCACCGATTGGTTCGGGCCGCGGCTCAAAGCGATCCGAGAGAAGGCCGGCTTTACACAGCAAAAGCTGGCCAATGATGCCGGCGTTTCCCTCGCAGCCGTGCAGCGCTACGAAGGCGGGCGTGGCGAACCAGGTTTCGATATTCTCCTAGCGATCGCCAAGGTTCTTGGTGTCTCGCTCTCTGCATTCGACCCACCCGCCGATGAAGCCGAGCCTGAAAAACCCGCCAAGCGTAAGCCCCGCCGCAAGGCCGACTGACAGCTCACGTACGCGCGCCTGGGCCGCCCCCACAATCCAGGCCTAATCGTTTCAACGTCCGCTCCGTGTCGCCGCGGCCCGGCAAGATCCCGACCTTCACCTCTGTTGGCTTTGGCCGCCCCTGTTTCGGTAGCGCCAGCACATCGGCCAGGCTCAGCCGGCGGCGCCCGCCCGGCAGCTCCCACCAGTCGAGACGTCCGGCATTCATCCAGCGATAGATCTGCGACGGGTGGACCCCGAGCAGTTTGGCTGCCTTGCTCGGCTTGATGGGATCGGTCGGATAGGGCCGTGTTTCGGTGCGTGTCGCGTCCATGCCTAAATCTACGCGTCGTTCCTCCACTGCGGACGGCGTCGATCGCGGCGCGAAATCGCGCTAACCAGCGCGATCGCGTTCCTCCAGAATGCGCGAGAGCATCTCACCTTGCTCCGTGCGGCGGATGCCGCGGCCCGTGCGCACCACGAAGGGCGGCGAATAGCTCGACAGTCGCGCCACCGCTTCACGGACCCGGCCGATGCAATACCCCGCGCGCTCGGTCAGCTTGGGGATCGGCGTGGACTGCTCCGTGCAGGCCGCCGCCAGCACGGCCTGCTCGATGGCGTTGAGCGGCGGCAGAAGGTTGGGTGCCGGTGCGCTTGGCGGTTCGGCCGGGGCCGCGAAGATGGGAGTAGATGGCGGGGGATTCGCCGCGCTGGCCTGCGCGTTGTTTGGCGCGATGCGGCGGCGGGCGATGGTGAGGAAGACTTCCAGCTCGCCCAGCAGCAGGGCGAAGGTGTGTCCGGTGTACGGCACCTTCTCTTCGTCGAGCCCGACAAGGAAGGTTTGCAGCGCAGCGAGGGCCTTTTCCCGCAACGTGGGATCGGCCAGGCGGTCGGTGAACATGACTCATACACCTTAGCGCAATAAAAAACGCGGCCGGAGCGCTGAGGGCTCCTGCCGCGCGGTTGCTGTCGGCTATTGGACCTTTCCGGTTAGGCGAGTTGGTAGGTTGGTAGCGATTATCCGATTCGGCGGGCGACGGCGGCCGCCTGCTTCAAATCGCGTTCCGCGTAAATCGTAGTGGTTTGCGCGTCCCGGTGCCCCAGGACGGCCCGGGCGGCATCCAGCCCCGCCTCGTGCTGGATCGCCGTCGCCGCCGCATGGCGCAGCTGACCGGGACTCCAGTGTGCGCACTTTGCGCGCCGGCAGGCGTCGCGCACGCGGTGAGCGTAGCTGTGGGAGTCGTACGGCTTGCTTCCCGCTCGAGCTGGCCGGAAGAGATAGCCGTCGCCGGCCATTGCCAGGAACGGCTGGAGAATGCGCTGGGCCCGCGGTCCGATCGCGACGGCCTTCGTGTGGCCGCGCCAGGCGGTCTTGTGCCGGCGCGGCCGGAACACCCAGATGGCGACGCCGTCCACGACCAGGCCGGGGCGATCGATCTCGGCGCCATTGAGGCGGCAGACGTCTTGCGGTCTCATCCCGGTCAGGACCTGGACGTGGACCATCGCGCGGAGCGGCGGGGAGAGCTTGCGATAAGCGGCCTTCACCGCCGCGATCGGCGGCGGAGCGACGTCGGGATAGTCCGGCGCCTTGGTCCGCCCTTGCTGGAGCCCGGACAGGGAAAGCAGCGCCTGCCACACGGCCGCGGGGACGAGCTGCTCGGCGACGCCCCATTTCCAGATGCGGCGGATACGACCCACGTGCTGGTTGATCGTCTTGCGGGCCCAGCCTTCCTCGATCATCACCCCACGCACGGCCTTGAGTGCGACCGGCCCAAAGTCGCGCGCTGGCGTGGCGCCGTGCAAGCGGAGCAGCGGCCGCACCCCCTCGACGTAACAGCGAAATTCAGATGTCGGCCGGCCGTCGGCGTCGCGGTAGTGCTGCTCGGCGTACTCCAGGAATGTGGCGACCAGGTCGCGGACGGCCAGCGGCCCGGCTGATCCGGTACCCTGCTGCGGGGACAGCTCCCACTTCTCCTGGAGTTGCCGGTGCTTGGCCAGGCTTTCGGGGGAGCCGAAGATACCGAGCTGCACCTCGCGGTACTTGCCGTTGCCGAGCGGAATGCGCGTTCGCGCGCGGCGTTCGCCGTGGCGGTCGGTGTACTCGTAATAGGGAAGGGGGCGCTGGCGACGGCGCATGACTGTGGCCTCCATGCCGCAGGAACGCGACGGTCCCGAATCGTGGGAACCTTCCGTGTTAACCTGCGGTGAAGGCCACGCGCCGGCTGGGCGGCGGTAGGGACAAGCCCTTGGCCTGACGTGACTTCTGGAGTGCCCCCTGTAGGACTCGAACCTACAACCCGCTGATTAAGAGGCAAGGCAGTCGTCCGTTCGCCGCAGGGATGAGGCCGAAATGCTGTAAATTAGCCGGTTTGCTGCATGTCAAAATCGGCCGGTTTCGCAATCGGCGAGGACTGTAGCAGGGATTCACGCTTCAATCCAGCCGAATCGTGGGAACCTTGTGGGAACCCGAGCTAGGCACGGCGGCCGTAGAACGCCTTCTTGCGCCGCTCCTGGGATTGAAGCACGGCCAGCGCTTTGGCGAGCGTTTCCTCCAGGGTGCGGCAGCCGGCCAGCGTTTGGAGCTTCACTAACGCCCGCATGGCCCGTGGCGACACCGTCACGGTGAACGAAACGACCTTCGCCTTCATGACGATTCCACTTCCTTTGATTGCGTGTCAGTCGCACCACCTCACTGAGGCTATTTGTAATCCTCGCACAGCTCGCCGGCAAATTTGCCCACCGACACCCCGAGGCCAGCGGCGAGCTTCAGCACGGTGCTCCACCGTGGATCTTCGGACTGCCCCTGCTCGATCTTGAACACGCGCTGCAATGTCAGGCCGGCACGATCGGCCAGCTCCTGCTGTGTCAGCCCCTCGGCTTCCCGCAGCTCTCGCAATCGCTCGCCGAATGACGGCGGTTTTTTCTTGCCTGCCATGTCGCCCCCTTTCCTCTCTCCTATCTGTACTATCCTTTTGCGGATATGGCAACCCGGAAAATTCGCAGATTTTCTTTGAAATCCGCTTGCTTGTATATCCCTTTTAGGTTATATTTCAGTGTCCTTACTGAGGACGGTTGCTCTGTGACAATTCGGTACTTCCCGCCAAGCCTGAGACGGCGGCCCGTGAGCCAGTGAGGAGTCGGGTGAACAGGACAAACGCACCCCACTCTTTGAGGAGGTCTGTCATGGACCTGCACGAGCTGTACGTCGCCTTGATCCTTCCCGCCCTTCGCGGTTCCTGTGTGAATCGGTTGCGGGGCTTCCGCGACTGGGAGGATCGCTTCCGACTGGCCGAAGACTGGGCCTGGTACAAGCTGGAGCGCTGGACGCGCGAAGGCAAGCCTTGTGAGCCGTGGCGGGTGGTGCAGACGGCCATCCTGATGGCGGCCGGGAACCGGCAACTACCCGGCTCACGGCCGCGACGGATGCAGGGTGGCCCGGACGCACTGGACCATGCGGTGTCCGGGGCCGGGATGGGCGAGGTGGCTGACCGGGGCATCCCCCTGGAGTATGCCGCCGAGGTGGCGGAAGAATATGAGCTCTGGCTGAGCACGCTTCCGCCGCAGCGACGCCGCATCGCCCTGGACCTTGTCCACGGGATGCGGGCGAAGGCCATCGCGGAAAAGTACGCTCTCACGGAGGGACGCATCAGCCAAATCCGCACGGAGCTGCGGGTGAGCTGGTTCGAGCACTGGAACCGCGACTGACCGGGATCAACCGGGGGCACGGAGGCCCTCGGTCCCTTTTTCGCGACGGGCGGCCAGTTCCTCCCAGCGCCGGCGGCTTGCCTCGGGATCTCCACTGCCGGGACCATCAGGGAGCACGGCGTCAAGGACGGCGTCGGCATAGGCGAGCTGCTCATCCATCGATGCGTCGGCCGGCGGGTGCGGGCCCACGAAGATCGCGGCCAGGGCGGCGATGGCGTCGTCTTCGGCGTCCAAGAGCTGCTCTTGCTGTTCGAGGGACATGGTCGATTCTCCAGCGAGGAAAGGGGCGGCCCGACGTGGGCCGCGCTGCCACTGGATAATGACCCGGCGCCGCGGCGGACTTTAGGCGCGATTTCGCTTTTGAGGAGAAATGCGAAAACCCCGCCGCAGCAGGTGCCACGACGGGGCCGGAACAGAGAAGAGGCTGAGGGGCCAGTATATAGGAAGTGGCTAGTGCGCGGAAAGTATCTACTTGGCACTTTACGCTTCTGCCGGCGGCCGCTCTTCGGTGCCGTACGGCCGCTGCCCCTGCTCTAGCACAAGCCCGCTGATTCCGCACTTGGCCCGGTTGCTGGTGATCAGGTAGTTGGCCAGCCAGCGGTGGGCGTCTACGTCGTCGTCGAACGATTTCACAGGCTCCCAGATGCGCGGCGGCCCGTTGCCCGGCTGACGCACCCAGACGACCCAGGCCCGATTCAGAGATCGGTCGTGCGCGAGGGGCATGGTGCTGGCCTCAGTCACGGACGATGGGCGTGAAATGCGATAGAGGAACGGGGGGGGCAGCAGGCCGCGACGATAGGCGTCGTCGCCGATTTCTTCGCGGATGCGGCCGAGCATGCGGCGGCGGCTGACCCAGGAATCCGTCGGCGAGCTGGCCTTGCGGACGGCTTCCCACAGGCAGTTCAGGCGCTTGGCCTCGTACAGCATGTCGTCGAGCTGGTCCGCCCTCGACGGGTAGATGACGGCCTGGATGCGGAGATACTCCTGATGCTGGTCGTTGAAGATGACCAGCTCGCGGGTGATGCTTGCGGGCGGTAGCCAAGAGGCGTCGGCCAAGGGTGGCGCGTGCCGCAGGTAGGCGTAATGCCGGCGGACGTAGCGCAGCTCAGAGCAGAAGTCGGCGGCCCAATTCTCGTGAGGACCGACGATCTCCGCGGCCAGGGCGATCTCCTTGAGCGCCTGCCACGCTTCGGGCGGGGCCGACGTCGGCACGGTGGGTTCGGTCGGCGAGAGGATCAGGAGGATGAGGATGGCGTGCCACATAGTGGGGCCCTCGGCATCACGCTCAGGTCCAGGTACGCACCGGCGCCGATCTGGATGGCCCAGCCCAGCCGGCCGTGGGGTTTCGCTTGCGGGTTCTCGACCACGGCGGGGACGAATTTCTCGGCCGTCCTGTCCCAGCGCCCGCCGGGTGTTCCATTCGGGATGATGTGCCCGCCGACGGCTGCCCGGACGGCCTCCACCAGGTCCTCGGCCGGCTTCGCTGTTTCGGTCCAGGGCGCGGCGATGAGGTCGAAGTCGCGCGTCATGCTGCCGTGGATGCCGATGGCGTAGCCGCACGCGTAGGCGGCGTCGCGGATTTGCGGGAGGAGCTTCAGGTAGTAGATCGCGATGCTCATCACCAACATCCGTTCGTCACGGTGAAGTGCCCGCACTGATGCGCGTTGACAGACGGCGAAAGCGAGAGTGTCTCGAACACGTCGCCCGTCCGGTTCCACCTGGCCTTGCCGCAGGGCCGATCGCGAACCGGGCCATCCCTCTGCTCGTCCCGTGTGGCTTCGTAGAAATCGAACATCAGCGCGAAGCAGTCACCTTCCCAGGCAGGGCCTCCGTCAAGAGGATTGGCGAAGAGCACCCAGAGCCAGCCATCGCAATGTCCGGCCGGGCATTTGAGCTTGAGGCCCAGTCCCTTGCGGTCGGCCGTGTCGATCCACTGCGGATCGAAGTCGATCAGCCTGGGCATGATTCGCTCCGCGGTGCCATCACGGGCTTCATTTGCCGCCCCTCCGCTTCTTCTGCGGCCTCGGCCGTCCCTCTTCCGTCCGCCGCCGCGCCAGCTCGAGCTGCATCGCATCCGCGGCTGCCCGGTCCTTCTCTGGCCCGCCGCAGCCGCACGTCCAGGACGGGCCCGTGACGGCCAGGAAGAGATAGAGCGGCCGGTCACACCGCGGGCAGTAGCCCTGCTGCGTCTCGCCGGCGTCAGCGCAGAGCCGTCGCCGGCGAAGGATGCCGGCCAGACGATCAGCGGTGAGTACACGCGCCCGCACCGACGTCCCCTTTCCGGCTCAGGCGATGCCCAGGCGCCGGCTCTCGCGATCGAGCGGTTCGTCGGCCGGATGCCACAGGCTCAATTTGCGGCTTGCTCGCCGCGCGAGGATGGCGATTTTCTCCCGGCCGGGTCGCGTCCCCGTGGGCTTTGGCGGCAGCGGCCGCCGGCCGAGCAAATCAAACTCGCCGGGCACGTGCCGCGGCTCGGCCGAGCGCTGGTTGCGCCGCGTGGGGTACTGCACCCGAATCTTGGGATCGTAGTAACACGTCCAGCAGAGCCCGCGCGGCCGCAGGATCAGGCACTTGCCGCAGTGCCGGCACGGGCGGGAGCGGAGAGTAGCTCGCTGGTCGGACACGGCGATGGGTCCCTCGTTGCGGAGTCGGTCGTTAGCGGTTGGCGCCTGCTCAGGGAGTCGGCGGCGCAGCCGGCGGGGTCGGCGAGCTGCCCGTCTGGAAAAAGTTCTCAATCGCCTGTTCGAGCGACTTGCGCTTGGCCGCGAGCAAATCCGTCGCGGCGGCCAGGTCGGCGGCGGCCTGGGTGTCCGCGGCCTGGGCCTGCGCCAGCGCGTTGCCCGTCGTCGCTTTGGTGGCCGTTTTGGTATCGGCGTCGGCCTTGGCGCTGATAGCGTCGCCGAACGCCTGGCCGAGTGGGTCGGGAAGCATGACGGTTGGCACGGTGTCGCTCCTTTCGGGGAGGATGAGATAAAGCAGCAATCCGCTGTCCGCGAACACAAACAGCAGGAGCAGCAGGCCCAGCATTTGATTGACGGCCTGCGTCATGGCCCCGGTTCGCTCCAGGGCTTCGCGTGGGCCTTGTGGTGCTCCCAGTTATCGGCGTAGCGCTTGGCCAGGGCGGCGTTGACGATGAGCAACAGGTTCTCGGCGTTCGCCTCCGCCTGGCCGGTCCAGTTGAAACTGCCGGTCAGAACCGTGTGGCCGTCGATCATGAGGATCTTGTTGTGAGCGATCGGATGAGCCGCGTCGATCCACACGGGAATGCCCGCAATCGCGCACGCGCCGGCCTCGGACGCCTTCTGCGTCCGGTTCGATTGGTCCAGGAGCAATTCCACACGCACGCCGCGCTTGTGAGCTGATATCAGCGCTGCGGCGATCGGCGCCGAACTGAACCCGTAACCTTGCACCAGGATGGTGCATTTTGCACCACCGATCGCGGCGACGGCCAGTTCGGTGCATCCCCCATGCGGCGAGTACGCCACTTGCCACCGGGTGCCGTCCTGAAAGCTGGCCAGGGCAACGGCAGCGGCCGCGGCGACGACGGCGGAGGTGGCAATACGCGCGGACATGGTTCACCGAATGATCAGTAGGAATCCAGGAGCACAACCAGGGCGTAGATCAGAGCCAGGATGCCGGGGATGACCAGCGCGCCGGCCATCAGTGGCCATTCCGCCGGGGACTGCTGGCCGCTGAAGTTCAGCAGCCGGCCGGCATAGGTATCGGTGATCTGCACGGCGGCGAGAATCGCCAGGAACGCGAAGACGAGTAGCATCAAGCTGATCACGAGCCGCTTCAACAGACCCCCAAGACGCTTCTGCGTCGGGCACGTCATTGCCGAATGAAAAGCCGGGCCATAACGCCGACGGCGATCGCCACTGCGACCAGGTGCCAGAACCGCCAACCTGGCCGCAGGACGAAGCGATCGTCGGGCGGCCAGGCCGGCGGCGGGTATTCGTGACGGCGGCTCATTAGGGTTTGGCTGCGCCGGCCAGGTCAGCGCCGGGAGCCGGCACGGGCTGCGCGGACACGCCGGCGGGGTTGGTCAGGGCGGCAATCGCCTGCTGGAGTGCGCTGCCGACGATGCCGACGGCAGGCGCCGGAATGCCGGCCTTGGACAACCCTGCGGATACGGCCTGGAGTGCCGCGACGGCTGCATTGCCACTGTCGATCGCCAGCGGGCCCACCGCGCCGGTTGCCGGCAATTGCGGATCGGGCCAGATGCCCGTCTGATCGTGAAAGGCGCGGAGCAGCGCGTTGTACTGCACCTTTGCCTCTTCGTAGACCAGCACGGCCTTCTTTTGCAGACCGATATCCTTCATCAGGGAATCGAGCTGCATCGGAACGCCATCCACGACTTGCGCGTCGTCGAGGACCGCCACGGCCCCTTCATAGGCCGCATTGATCAGAATCGCCTTGATGAGATACTTGTCGGCCACGGTTCACCTCATTGGGGAAAACTTTCGGATTGGTCCTGAAGTTTAAGCTCAGCGACGCAAGGCATAGGCCGGCACGAACTGCTGTGGCCGGCTGGCCGGGGCCGCGGGCATCGGCACCGTTTGGGGCTGCGGTCTGGCCTGGCCGGGCGGCGGAGCGACGTCGGGCCGCACCTGCCCCGGCGGCGTGAGCGGGATCTGCTGCTGGGGCGCCGTGCCAGGGTCAATTTGTTGCCGCGGGGCTCCACCGATCGGGATCTGCTGGAGCGGAGCAGGGCCGATCGGAATGACCTGCATGGGCGGTCCGCCGATCGGGATCACCTGCATAGGGGGGCCACCGATGGGGATCTGCTGCATGGGTGGACCGCCAATCGGGATCTGCTGGAGCGGCGGCGACAGATGGGGGGCGGCTTGTTGCTGACCACTGCCGGGGATTAGCAGGATATGCACCTGCGGTGCGGGCGCCGGCACTGGCGCCGGGGCCGCCGGCTGCTGGATGATGATCGGCGGCTGCGCGGGGGCCGGAGCCGGAGCTTGGCGCTGGGCCTCGAGCGCCGCAATCCGCTGCTGGAGGACCTGGATCTGGATCGCTTCGCGCCAGCCGAACAGGCTCGTATGGCTCACGTGGGGGGCCGGCCGCGGCGGCTCGGCCGATACGGTACCTGCCAGTGCCCCGATTGCCAGGGCGGCGAACAGAAAGGGCAAGACGGCCCCCGCGGCAGTCTTGGCGATGCTCGCAGCCGACGCCGCCGGAGCGGCCAGCAGGGCCGTATCCTTGAGCTGCGTTCGCGCCTGGATGTACGTGCTGGCCATCTGCCACAGGGCGACGATGCTGAACACGCCGGCGATCGCCGTCGCCAGGTGCGAAGAGATTTCGTTGGCCTTGTCCTGGCTGATGACGCCGATGCTCACGACGAAGACCATGATCTTGCCGATGAGCACGATGTAGGACTCGCTGGATTTCCAGCCGGGCTTCAGGTCGTTCATTCGAGCGCTCACTTTCAGCGGTTGCCCAAGAACATCGATCGAAGATCGCTCACGATTTGCCGCGCGTCGGCCGCCGTCTCCCGGAGCAAGCGAACCGGCTCGATGCACGCCGCCAGGCCGATGCACAGGCCCAGCAGAAAGCCGATCAGCGGGTTGCGGAGTACCGGTCGCATGGGTTGCTTGCATGTGGGCGGTGTTGATCCGCCGCATGGTCATTTCGGCCTTGGCGTCCGCATCACTCATTGCGGGCGATCGCCGCGTTGGAGAGGAACATCACCTCGTCGAGGGCATTGAGCGCCCGGGCCTGTTCCGGGCTGCACGGCGTCAGCTCGACGATCTTTTCGGCGAGCTTCAGGCACTCGCCGCGGATGGCGGCGTAGCGGTCCGTCTGGTCGCCCTTGGGGGCGTGGTAGACGAAACGGTTCGCAAGCTGCTCGGCGGTCGGCTTCTGGAACTGCACAGGTTTCCCCTTTTGTTGGAGAGGAGATTTCGGCCATTTCACGCGGCGCGCTCTCGCGCGCCGGACAGACCGGCGAGCCGCATTCCCCTCCCACGCACGGGCAAGGGACGCAGTCGCACGTCGCCTTCAGCTTCGCCGGCTGCCGATCCTCGCAGACGGCCGGTATTGGGAGTTGTGGTACCGGCATCGGAGCTGGTCCCAGCATCGGCGGCGGCAGGGTGGGAAGCGGTTGCGGCCCGATGATCCACGGAGGCGGACAGGGCGCTTCCGGTCGCTGCCGCTCGTCGTGGATCCCGAGGCGGTAGCCCATGAGCGTACCGCCGACGGCCCCGGCGCCCAGGATGAGACCCAGCGCGAACATGCCGAACAGGGCGAGCCAGCCGCGGCCGGAATCGTTCATCGCACAACTCCTTTGGGCTCAGACTGAGCCAGGTCGCTGGTCGGTCAGGACGGGGCCGCGCGGCGCTGTGGTGCCGGCTGCGGCAAAGGTCGCTGCGGGGCTTGCTGCGGGCCGAGCTGCCGCGGCTCCGCGCGGTTGGGCGGCGGTGCGCCAGCGTCGCCGCCGGCGAGCCAGCCGTAGCCGCTGCGGTCGAGGAAGGCGACGATGGTCTCGTGGCTGACGTAGATCCCCGCGCCGCCGCGCGCGACCTCGGCGAAGTTCGGCTTGGTGCCTGTCCCGCCGCGCGTCGCGTCCCGGGCCCGGGGCCCGCTGTAGCCGTGGCAGACGCCGACCAGGTGGCCGGCCTCGTTGATAAGCGCCCCGCCGCTGCGGCCGTGCCAGGGGCGCTCGCGCGTCTCGGTCATGCGGGTCAGGACCGTGGCCGGCCGCTCGGTCATTGGCCACTTCATTTCGTCATAGCCGACCGATAAGGCGACCTTGCACTGGCCTGCCGCGCGCGGGGCGATCGGGCAGACGTAAGGCAGGGGGCCGACGTCAAACTCGATCAGCACCAGGTCGTCATCGTCGGGACGCCCGATCGCGCGCACGCGGCTCTTGGCCGGCTGCGGTTTGTCCGGCGTCGGGTGGGGCACGTCAAAAGCCATCGGCTTGGTGCGGAGATCGCGGCCGTTGCCATCCCGGCCGTAGTGCCCGTGGGCGCACGTCAGGATGTAGCTCTTGCCCGGGGACGTGGCGACAACGGAGCCGCTGATACCGTGGCTGGGGATACGGATGACGGCCAGAGCGGCTTGCTGTTGCGCCGACGTCGCGGCGCAGAGGCTCGTCCCGGACGGCTCATCGAAGCTCGATGATTCGGCGACCCCCGGCGATTGCGCAGAGGCACGGGGGACGTGACCCAAGCCGACTATGGCTGAGAGGAGGAAGAGAGAGAGGAGAGGGGATCGCTTGGAATGCACCTCGGCCCCTTGGGCCTCACCTAGATCCCATTATCCCAAATCCGGCATCGCGATTGCAAACGAAATTGGCGCGTTTCATTGAGCGACTCGCTGCGCATGTCTCGCTGCGCATGGAAACGGCCGGGGCAGCAGTGAGGCCCTGCCCCGGCCGCGCTCAAGCCCGGACGACGCTGTCCGGCCAACGTGGCTCCTACGGCTCGTCCTTGTTCCGCTTGGCCGCGACCTGGTCGGCGAGCTGCCGGACCGCGCGGGCCAACTCGCGGGTGCTCGCCCGCTCTTCCTTGATCGCGGTGACCAGGTCGGCCATAACGCCGTGCGCCTGCCGGGCGTCCTCGCGCATGCCGCGCAGCTCGGCCTGCTGGGCCTTGATGGCCTCTTCGTGCAGCCGGTTGCTGCTGTATAGAGTGTAAGCCAAGAGCGCGCAGACGACGCCGGCCAAACCGAGATTGGTGACCTGTTTGGCCCAGCCGGATAGGCCGAGGAAGCGGTCCGCGGCGGTGCCGTTTGAGCTGTAATCGCCGTAGTGATTGGCGGGGACCTTCGCGGAGCTGATGACCTGCTCGCGGTCCGTGTTGGCGTCGGTGCTCGCCATTGAGTACCTCCCGTGCTGCTCTGTTTGCGTTCGCGCTTAGAAAATCCGCCCCGGCTCCTGGTGCTGCGACGCCCCCACGTCCGGAAATCCCGTTTGCCCGGTGTAAGCGGCCTGCGTGGCCAGGAACTTGCCCCGGCCCTGCCCCCTGGCTTGGGCTGAGACGATTGTGAAATCCCCGTTGGCGGGATCGCGCCATGGGTTCGTGGGGATAGTGTAAGTGATGCTTCCTTCGATCTCGCTCGGCACCCCAGCGATATTCGCGTTGCTGTTGGCATCCGCGCCCGAGCCGAATCCGCAATTGGAAACGGAAATCGGATTGGTGCCGGCAGAACGATTAACGCCGTTGATGTTCCTGCAAAAGTTAGAGTTGCGGACAAAAACGCTGCCGGCCGAGCTTTCGATGCCATCCTTGCCGTTGTTGTAAAATTCGCAGTTTTCCACAAACGCATGGCCGCCGCTGGAACTAACGAGAATCCCGTCACGGCCATTCGTGTCGAAAATGCAGCCGATAAAAGTGTGCGTCGTGTTAGCCGTAACGATCACAGCGTCGGTATTCGATCCGGCGTTGTCGTGGAAAGTGCAATCGAGCAAAGTCACGGCCCGCGCAGTTCCGGCCAAAGTAAAGGCCGGGACTCCGGCATTGTTGTTTTTGTTGGCAAGATAGAATTCGCACGACTCGAATTTCGCAGAGAGAGCGCTCAAAGACACCAGCGACCCAGCCGAATCATGGAAGACGCAGCGCCGAAAGACGGAGGCCGTGCCGGCTATGAGTAACGTGGCGCTTCCGGTGCTGCCGTTGTTGGAAAACTCGATGTCTTCGTACACTCCTTGCGCCAGTGTAGTAATGGTGTAGGAGGCCCCAACCGTGCCGCCGTCCACCTTTGCTCGCCCCCCGTCCCGGGGCGTTGTGGTATATCCTGCCGAGATGGCAGGCCCGTTGACGGCAGCGGCGGCAGCCCCCGTCATGGTATAAGTTGTGCCTGTCTTCCAATTGATCGAGATGAAATTGCCGCTCACGTCCGTGAATAGACTCAGGCCGCCCAAGTTGTATGGGAAAAAGCTCGTACCATTTGGCCCCTTGAGCGCGCCGCCGCAAGTCGCCGTGATGCCGCTGGCGGCCGTCGCCGTCTGAACGCCCATTAGCGATCCATTGGCATTGCCAACATCTATGCTTGCCCCGCCCGCGTTGATAGCCAGGATGCGAGAAATCTGCGTGGCAATCGTTCCGCCATCGGCCATGAATGCAACCAGTTCGCCTACAGAGCGGCCGGAGAATGGCGTGCCGGCTGCCGCAGTCCAACGATCACTCGTACCACCAGCGCCGCCGCCTTGGGTGTAAGCGCCGTTCGTGGACACGAGCGGCGAGGCCTCGGTCGTGTGGCCGCTGCGTGTGTTGGAACCATTCGCGGCATCGAGATAGATTTCGAGGTAGGAAACCGCCATAGGTATCACCGCTGGAATTGCTGAAAGTTCGTTGGAAAGCGGGCCTTCGCCGGTACCATCAACCGCAGAAACCTTGTAGTAGTAGCGCGTCCCGTTTGTGAGTCCTGGGCCATCTCGAAAAAAGATGCTGGTCAAGCCCTGGATTGTTAACGCTTCGCCGCCCGGCGCAATCCCTCGGTAAACCTTGTAGGTTGTCGCACCGCCAGGATTTGCCCAGCCAAGCAGAATCTGTCCGTTGCCTGGCACGGCGCTTTGCAAGACCGGGGCGCCAAGAACCGGAACCACCGATTGCTCATTGGACAGCGGGCCTTCCCCGCCCCCGTTGGTCGCGGTGACCTTGTAGAAATAGGTCGTGCCGTTCGTAAGACCGGTGTCGGTGTAGCTGTGCGTCGTCCCATCAAGCGTCTTCGGGAGTCCGGGGGCCAGCAAGGTTTCGGTGCCGCTGCTCGTGCTGCGGTAGACACTGTATGTCGTGGCCTCCCGAAGCTCCGTCCAGGTGAGCGTTGCTTGAGCCGAACCGGCCACGACAGAGTTGAGCGTCGGCGCGACGGGGACGACTGGAACAACGGCCGTGATCGTGACGTTCTCGCCGCCAGCCTGGACGAGCGTTTGGATGGCAGACGAAAAGCTGCTGACCGAAGAATCAAAGCTGGCAAAAGTACCGCTGATGGCATGATGCTCACCCACAAGAACCGGAATGCCGCCGAGGATGGCGAACGACGGTCCACCACTGTCGCCGCCTTCGTATTCAAACTCGTCCGGGTTGAAACCGACGGCATGATCGTTGACGTACTCAAATTCCTGCTTGTAACCACTTGTCGGCTGGTTATAGAGAACATCGACGTTGTTCCGGCCAAACCGCTGATCGGCCATGATGCCGCCATAGGCCACCCCGAACCCGACGCCGACCACCTCCAGTCCAAGCTCACCGGCATAACCAGACCCAATCGGAAACCGTTTCACCCAAGAGGGAGCAGGGGTCGAGAGGCGGCCCAAGCACACGTCCGCCTGGGCGTCGACCTGCTGGAACGATACGGCTGCCGGCATGTCAACAAAGTCGGCCGGATCGGTGCTGCGCCAAAAGCGCACCCCACTGACGCCACCGCCGGGAAAATGGTTGGCGGTGATGAAGTACGTGTCGCTGATAAGACAGCACCAGCCGACCGGGTTGCCGTTGAAGATGCCGCGGCCGACCCCAGACCAATCGTAAGCCTGCCAGCCGAACGCCTTGTCGCCGCCGACGTAAAAGCGGTCGTGGCGTTGCGGAGTGTAACCGAGGACCTGCACACATCACCCCACCCGCTCATTTGAACGCGGCGTCCACCGTCACGTCGCTGGCAGTTGGGGCCGTGTTGCCGCCGTCGGCCTGCTCGACGCAGGCCCGGATCGCGATGCCGTTGGCGAAGACCACACCGGTGGGGACGGCCAGGAGTGTGCCCGATGCGAGAGCCGGCAGCTTGTAGCGCAGCACGGGGGTATCCCCGGAGGTTGCGGCGCTCCCCTTGTCGTACACCTTGAGCCAGCGGTCGGCGTTGGCCTGGTTCGACGCGAAGAGGTGATAGAGCTGCCCGGCGCTGGCCTTGATCGGGGTGACGCCGGTATTCTGCACGTCGAGGTTGCTGTAGGGCGTGCAGCCGCCGGAGGTGCCGGCTGAGGGATTGACCGGTAGCGGATTCGCGTCGCTGATCGTCTTGGTGTTCGGATCGGCCGAGCTGGGCTGCCCGTAATGCACGTAGTTCGACATGCGGCGGCTCCTTCGCTGGGGATGCTGCGCGGCAGCGGAGTCAGCCGTCTATCGTCGCAGAGGGGCGGCGGGGCGTGCCAGCATGGCAGGGCGGCTCAGAGATCAAACCCTCTTCGCCATGAACGCCTGGCCCAGATCCCACAGCCGAATATCGAGGATGGAAAAGCCGATGCGTTCCAGCTCGTAGCGCAGGGCCAGTGGTGAGAAAAGTTGCAGGTGCGCACGCTGATAGCCGGCCGTTTGCACGCCGGGCGTCGGGCGTGGCGTCTGGAGCTGAAGCAGCCCTCCGTGGGCCAGGGCCTCCCGCATTTCCACCAGCATTTGCCGCCAGCCGGGCACGTGCTCGATCACTTCCCGGCAGTTGAGCGCTTGGTACCGCTGGGGGAAGAGGTTGGCGCGGAAAACAGGGGCAATGGTCGTGTGCGGTCCCAGATTCGCCTCGGGGAACACGTCGAACCCGTGAACCCGCCAGCCATCGTCCTGCATGGCCGTCAGCATCAGGCCGTCGCAGTGGCCCACGTCGACGAAGTCGCGACCGGCGCACTGGGGCTTGTAGTCGCGGAACCACTCGACGTTGCTGCGGAGCTGCTCCAGCCGCGCCTCGCGCGATTCGGCCTGGGCATGATGCGTCATGTAAAAGGGGTTGTACATCGCGGGATCGTACAAGGCGTTCGAGCTGTCGGAGAAACAGCACCAACAGCGCTCCCAGACAGTCTCGTCTGCGCCGATCCACAATGGTAAGCAACCGTCCGTCCCGCATACGCGACAGCGCATCAGTCCCTCCGGGGCACGTAGAGGGCGCGGCAGCGACAAGCCCAAGGCCTGGGCGGCGCCAGATAGTAGACCGCCAGTGAGGCGCGGGGGCAGTTTCCGTCTACCGGCAAGACCCCGTGATAAGCCGTCTCACCGGCTTCCCAGATCACGACCCTGCCAAATTCCGGATCGATGGTGCGGACAACGGTCCGGCCGCTGTCGTCGAGTAATGCCAGCTCGCCGCCCTGGGGATCGGGCTCAGGCGAAAGGAAGGCGATCAAGTTGACGCGGCGTTCCAGGCCGGAGGGGTGCAGCGCATAGTCCAGGTGCGGTTGCAACCAGCCACCCGGTTCCATCAGGTGGACCCCGCCGCCGTAACGCTTCGGGTCGGTTTCAAGATCGGCGATGCCGGTCAGCTCGCGGAGACGCCCGAGAAAAGACTGACCGATGAAGGTCTGATAAATCCCAGCGATCCACTGCCCCAGGGCGCCGAGATCCTCGGTCGCCCATTTGAGCCGCTCGCAGTCGTTGTCATACTTGATCCACTTCGCCCAGGTACCCGGCAGCTCGGGCGCGTGCCTGGCGCGCAGCCAGTCGCCGATCACTTCCCGCCACGCGGCGTTCCAGAGGTTCGCCGTGCCGGAGTCGTCCAGGGCGTTGCCTATCCAGTGACGGAAAGGCCCTGCCTGTTCTCTGACTTCCACTTTTCGTACTCCGGTTCGACGACGTCGCGGAGATAACCCATCGAGTACATGTTGAGCCGCGGCACGGTGCCCTCGTGGAACAGGCAGGCGGCTTCCTCGGGTCGAAAATGCACGCCGGGCCACGCCTCGGTTCCCCACCAGGCCTGATCAATCCGTTTCCAGTCGCGGGTGAACACGTCCCGGTTGCGAGCCCAGAAAAAGGTCCCGGAATAGTGCCAGCTCGAGCTGCTGCCCTGGAACCCGGCTCCAATCTTCTTGAACGACCCGGCCAGTGCGTGCGCCTGTAGTGCCAGCTCGACCAGCGGCAGATAATCCAGGTTGACCTCGTAGAGCATGTGCGCCCACGGGTGGCACGTGACGCCGGGATTGACCGGCCGAGTGACTCCCTTGGCGTGGCCGTAGAACGTGGCGTGTCCGGGCTCCAACGTGGCGACCTTCTCCCACAGAGATCCCCAGGTGGCGACCTCGCGAAGGTGAGCCACGTTGTCGATGACGACCCATTGCACCGTATCGCCGGCGACGGCTCGCACGTACTCCTGGACCGCCTCGGGCGGATCGCAGCTATGGTCGCGCACGACGGCGATCACGCGGACCCCGTTGAAGACGTGGAATCGCTGCAAGAGCTGGTCGAGATTCCGCTGCCAGACGCCGTTACCCCGGATCGGCATGACGTGGAAGAGCAGGTGCCGGACGGCGATCGGCGAGGGCGCGCGGTCGGCGCACGACGGGCAGTCAGTCAGCACACAGGTTGTGTGCTTGGCACAGGCGAACACTTTTTTCTCGACGTGGCCGGAGCAGGTCGGACATAGGCGACGCTCCCCTGTTTCGGCGCCGAGGTGCCGGCAGGGCGACCTTTGTTTCGCAAGCGAGATTCCCGGATTAAACTTACTCCCCCCGTGTACCGCCGGATCGCCCGGAGCGCGAAGATAGGAGTACCGTTCATCGTAAAGCGCACGATAGCACAAGCCGCATTCGTCCGGCTGCGGCGTTCGATGACGGCTCAGGCAACTTCGCACTCTATTCATACGCATCCACCGTTACGGTTGCCGGGCCAGCGCCACCGCAACAGGTATCGCCACCGGGAGGCGTGATGTTGCCGGACCACTGGATGTGGAATGGGTTGCAGCAACTGATAATGGAGAATGATCCGCTGAGAACAGCGTCGGCCCAATCGAGATGGAACAATGCCGTTCCGTCATCCTGGAAAAAGTTGATGCGCGTCGTCATGACACCACACAGCCCCGCGCCGCCTCCGGTACCGCCTTTAACGAGTAACCTGTTGAACGGATCAACGCCTGGATCGCAGCTCCCTGTTCCGCCAAAAAGAACGCATTCCACTCGGACGGATGCCCTGACGTTGCACTGCGATTGAAGATGAACTGGGGAGGGGTTGCACCACTGGAGGGCGTTCGCTCCCGTAGCAAATTTCGGTATCGCGAAAGTGCCACTACCAAACGATGGATAGGTTGTGCAGCCCGTAACCGACCAGGTCACGTTAAGCGTGTCTGCGATCGAGCAAATCGGTGAGACGCCTGATCCACAAGTTAAATCAGACTTCGGCCCAGCACCGCTTCCCGACCCGCTGCCACTTCCCGACCCAGACCCGCTGCCACTTCCAGACCCCGATCCCGACCCGCTCTGAGCACAGCACGGCTGCCCAAAGGCAAACGTTGGCCGCCCCCGACAATCGAGGATGCGTCGGGCGAGCGTGCGGCCGACGTGCCCGGCGCCCGACCCGCTGCCGCTTCCGCTGCCCGCGGGGAGACAGCAGCTCGCGGCGAATGCCTGACGGCCGCGGCAATCGAGGATGCGTCTGGCCAGGTGCAGGTTGTGCGGAAGTCCCGCTGGGTTGCCGTAGGCCAGACCGCTGCCGCTCAGCTCCCCGCAGCAGTTGGCCGCGTACACCTGGCGGCTTCGGCCGTCGAGCAGTCGCCGGGCAAAGTGGCGCCGAATCGGCAGCGTCATGGGTTAAGGTCCACAACCCAGATTGCAATATCATCGAGCCATTTCTCGGCGACCGGGTCCCACTTCTGGAGGAACGCATCGTAGAACCCGCTGGCGTCGGGGCCGCTCACCAGGCGGACGACCTGGGCCACCTCGTGATGGATCGCAACGTTCGGGCCTGGGCCGCCCGGCTGCACGAAAGCGGTGTCGTCGAAAATGATCTTCGTGACGGTGGCAGGAACGACGTCCGGCAGCACCAGGCCGACCGTGGCGCCGTTGGAATGAGAGGCAGGCGTCGTCCCGTTGTAGCCCCTGAGCACCACAAAGAGCGTCCCGGCGACGCCCGTCACGAGCATCTGCTCGCTGTCAATCAGGATGACGAAGCGATCCACGGTCGGGAATAGAGCCGCGCTGTTGACCGTCAGTGACAGGGCCGTGCTGGTGATCCCACCGTTGAGCGTATTGGTGATCGCCGGGATAACCCGGCAGGCCCGGCTGTACTGGTTGTGCTTGGCCGCCGTGGTGCCGGCCACAGCCCGCGTCACCGTCCAGCTCGTGGTGCCGGCGCCGGCAGTGACCGTCATCTGCTCGCTGTCGATCTTGATATCGAAGCTGCCGACGGCGGGGAATTCGGCCGCGCTGTTCACCGTTACCGTCGTGGCGACTTCGTCGATCGCCGTGATGGCCACCGTGCAGTTCTTGGTGTCCTGGACCGTCAGGCCGGGCCCGCAGCAGTAGTCGAAAACCCATTCCGCGACGACCTCGTAGACGGCCATGCCGGAGTCGTGGGGCATCGGCGCTTTCGGAAGATCGTGGTATTGAGCGCGGACCACGGTGAACGTGCCGGCCCCAGACCCGGCGCCGGCGGTCACCTTCATCACCTCGCCCTGAATCCAGATGTAGAACGGTGTGATCTGGGGGAATGAGGAACGGTTTGCGATTGGGACTGACGTGGCGGTTGCCGTGATTCCGCTGCTGAGCGTTGAGGAGCCCGCCCCCAGCTTGGTCCGTCGCCAGATCAGAGCGTAGGTGTTGTTCGGGACGTTGAGGTTGAGGTTCCGCTCGAAAGCTGGTTCGGCAACGAATGACCCCGTTCGGCCGCCGGCCTTGTTGGTCCAGTTCCCGAAGATAGAAATATCTTGCTCAGTCCAGGCATAGCCGCCGACCAGTGTCACCGTGGCGCCGTTGGAATGGTCGGTCAACTGTGTGCCCGACTGGGCCCGGGTGATCGTCCAAGTTGTGGTCCCGGCTCCGGCCGTTACCTGCAAGACCTCGTCGTTGATCTTGATGAGGAAGTTGTTCCGGCCGGGGAAAGCCGAGGCGCTGTTGACCACCAGCGACGTGGCGGTGCCGGAGACGACGCCATTGAGCGTCGTTGTCGGTGCGCCTGCTGAAGTCACTTGCACGGGCACCGGGGGCTCGTGGCAGCAGTAGTCGAAGATCCATTCGCGATCGGCGTTGCTACGCAGGTAGCCCTTCCAGGCCAGCACAATAGCCCCCACCGGCACGTCCTTCTCGCCATCGCGCTCGTAAGCCGAAAGGCTGCTCAGCGTGCCGATCTGGCCGTTGGGCCGTTCGATCCAGCCTCCGTTCACGTCCTCTATCATTTCCGTCCAGGCGTAAGTGCCCGCGCCGTCCGTGGCGTCGATCCGAATCGGAATGGGCCTGTCAACTGTCCCGATGATGTGGATGCCCGTGGCGGAATCGATCGCTTGCAGGTTGCCGCCCACGGTGAGCCGGGAAAGCCGCTCCACTTCGCGGAGCGCGCGGAGCAGCTCGCGAACGCCTTCCGCGGCGAAGGGCACGTCGCCCATCGCGCCGAGCAAGGCGTTGGCGATACGGTCGAGGTTGAAGGAGACGGCCATGCGGACAGCCTACCGCAGCGGCGGGATGAGCTGCGAGCATGGCAGGAGCAGGCTGGCGGAAAAGGCTTGCGGGGCGGCGGCGTCAGCTGGAAAATCACGGGTCAAAGATCTGCCAGCACATAGGAGAAAGCCCATGTCTCGATCATCCTTCTTGATCCTGTGCATCTACGCTTTCGCAATGGGATGCGGCACAGGGAAGCCGACCGGGCCGGGGGCAAGTCCCGAAGAACCCATTAGTCAGGGCAACTTTTTCGGCGCCTATGAATTCAATGAGGCAGCGGCGGACGCTCGCTTCTTGAATAAATCGGTCACCATTGCCGTCCTCGTCTCGAAGATCGGCAAGAGCCAGGATGGGAGATATTACGTTGGTGCCCACAAGTGGTCGGCAGTTCCCGGCGGTGAACCCAACCTGTTGTGCTTCTGGGAGGAATCGAAGGCGACGGAAATTGCTTCCCTTAAACCAGGTTCGAAGATCTCTGTCACCGGAGTATGCAAAGGCAAAAGTGCAGATTCCTCACGAAACCCACCATATCGGATCGCCCTCGAAAAATGCTCTTTTCGTTCCTACAGCGATGAAGAGTGGCAGGCATTGATGCAAAAAGACGTGAAGCCGACTAAATGAGTTAGACGGCCGCGAACAGAAGGGCAAACGCATAGGTCTGAAACTTCGGGTTGCCGGAATCCACGGGAGGGTTGCCAGGCGTGAAGGCATGGGTGAGATACCAGTTCCAGTCAAGGCCTGGGTCATTATTCCAACCAGCATTGGCTCCGCCTTGCTTCGGGTTGAAATAGGTGATGTGCAAAATCACGTCGAAGGTTGCCGCAACATCCCCATCCGCAGCCGCTTGATCTGCGTCGGTTGGGTCCATGCGCGGCTCCAAATCGTAGTCCTCGAAAAGCAGTGTTTGAGCAGGGTAGCCGGCAAAGGGTTGGCTGTTGATCTTGTTCAGCCCAGCATCCAGGTTGGCCGCGTCTCCATTGGCGTCGAGAAGATAAGCGGCCGGCACCTGTACCCAGACCCAGTGCAGCCGCTTTCGAGTGACAGGGACGCCTCCCCGACCGGGGAAGACATTCCCATTAAACGGACCCTCGACGTAGCGCCATTCGAATCCTTCTCTGCTGAGAAATTCACTGTGGGGCTTTTGGCGGTTGATGACATAACGTTGCCACTCTCCCCCGATCTCCCCGTCTTCGCGAAGCTTGTAGGGAAGCTGCTCAAAGCTGTAGGTCAGCCGCGCAATGTCATAATCCGTGTTGTCGCCTGAGACCGGGTTGCCCGAATGGCCAGTGAAATGGACGCCCTCGAACCCCACTAGCCGCGTGGCCCGCAGTGATGATTTGTGCGGGTGCTGCCAGGGCAACTTGCGATGCATCCGGTTGCCGTTCCGGAGCGACCAGCCTAGCGCGTCCTTGATGTGGTTGAAACGGTTCGGCCACGGCGTTTGATACGTGTGCGCCAGAATCATCCCCGGCCCGTGCGCAGCGCTTCCGTGCCCAACCCACGAGCGGTTGCTGATGTATTCCGCGTAGGGCACAGTGATCTGTGTGCCGTAGCGGTTCGCAGGGACGTTCAGCTTGCCAGCCATCTTCGGTTGATCTCATCCGTTGAGTGAACCAGACATCGCGCGCAGAGCCGCTATTCTTGAATGCGGGTCGTCTGCTCCCTTTTCCCTCAAGATCGCGAGAATCTGTTGGGCGGCATCTGCCGTCTTTTCCGCCGGATCTGTGGCACCGCCGACAGCCTTCAAGGCCGCGATGTTCTGTTGCTTGGCGTACTCCAGGGCGCCGCTGTATGAGGCGTCGAAGCCGGACGCGCCGACGGAGGACGCGCTACGCTTGTAATTGGGATCGTTGGAGAACATCTTGCCGGTGGTTTCGAGTGGGCCCTCCAACACTCCAAGCTTTCTCATGCTGTTGCGCCATTTGGCGCCGAGGTCATTCGAGACGCCCACCAGGGCCAGGGCATCCCCCGCAAGCTCTGTGGTTGCGCGCGGCAGATCGGCCGCTTCCGCGAGAATCTTGCCGGCCCATGATTGTTTGACCGCGAGCGCTGTATCGCCGAGGGCACGCACAGCGTCAGTCGCCGCCCTGAGCACCGGGACCAGGAAGCTTCCGAATACCGCCGTCGTGTCTCGTAGCGCCTGATCGAATTGTGCGGCAGCCGCTGGGCTACCTGCCCGACCAAGAGCCAGCGCGCCCCCCAAACTGGCGGCACCGGCCAAAGGCAAGCCCAGCCCACCGAGCAATCCGCCGGCCCCACTAAGCGAGCTGCCCAATTGCTTCGTAAACTTACCGATCGCACCGCTATCCTTGGGCACTAGATCGACGGTGACTTTGACGTTCTTCTCGGCCATCGGCTAATCGCCTTCCCCGCGAGTTTGCAGCCGCGCGAGCCCCGGGTTCTTGACGAGGTACGCTTGCCAGCGGGCTTCGATCTGATCCTCGGTAAAAAGCTTGAACTGTCGCAGCCGACCCTTGAACATCTCGGCAAAGCTCACGCCCCACTCGCGCCGCACGGCAACCTTGCCGGGCTGGCCGGGGATCTCACGCGGCTTGTCCGGCACCGGCCAGTAGACGCCCTGCTCCGCATGTTCGTCGTCACCCGGCCGGAAATAGATGTTGAGCAGCTCCCAGTCATCCAGCTCGGCTATCTGGGCCAGCGTGAGCTGCCAGGGCGGCCGGACCAGGAGAGCCTTGACCTGGCTCTCGGTCAGCCGGTCGGCGTCTTCTCCCCCGGATTCGCCGGGGGCGTCGAATTTGGGACCGGCGTCAACACGGCGTCGAGCGCGGCGTTGAAGTCGGCTGGGTTTTCGTCGTACAGCGCCTCGGCCGGGTTTTCGTCAGGTTCATCGGCCGTCAGCGTCGGGTGGTTGCGTAGCAAGATCAGCAGGAGCATTTGCAGCCGGCCGGGGCGGTTGCGAAGGGCTTCCTGGCAAATGCCGCCGTCCCAGGCGAACCGGCCCGCCGCACTCGAAAGGAAGATCTCGCGGAGCTGCCCCTGATAATCCTCGACGGGCAGATCGTCCTTGGCGTCGATCACTTCCTTGCGCGCCTGCTGCTTGAGCCAGCGGACAAACTCGGCCTTGTCCTTCTGCCGGGGCGGCACGACGGCCCAGACTTTGTCGGCGGCGGATACGTCGAATCGTGGGGAAACTTCGCTCATCCGGGTCTTGCCTCCACTTCGTGCTCTTTGATGATCTCGCCCTTGGCATCGAACAGCCGCGGCGGCTGGTAATGCCAGTCGCAGTAGTACCGCACGTTGAGCAGATCGGCCTGCTCGTATTGCTTTACGCCGGCGACCACAAGGGCCGGTTTGTCCAATTCGTCAGCCACCTGCCAGACGGCCCAGCGCGAGCACGTCCGCTGGTCGCATGGCACGTTCATCAGGCCAAGCGGTCGTCCTACACGTCGCCGGCCGGCCAGGAGTGTGGGCGCTTGCACCGGTGGCGCGTCGGGGTCTGCGGCGGGGGGCGTCTTGGGCGTCGCCGGCCTGGTCGGAAGCCACTTGAGCTGGGTTCGGCCGGCAACGACTTCGGGCGGCGAAACGATCCGACCATCGGGATCGGTGCGCCACGCCTTGTACTCGCCGGTCGCGAGGTTGGCCCAGAACGCCTTGCGGATGGGCTGCCCGGTCGCCAGGTCCACCAGGACGCCAGCCACGCCGCTCTTGGCGTCGATGATCGCTGACGGCGCGGACATCAGTTCTGGCCCTGGGGCAGCGTGAAGGCTCCGTTGGATTTGAAGCTGCCGATGTCAAAGCCAACGGTCTGCCGCACGGGGTTGGAGTGGCGGGCCGAGAGGATGCGGACAATCGGCATGCTGTAAAAGTTGCCGTCGGCCACGTTGGGGTAGAGCTTGACTGGCCCACCGTCAGCACGGCAATAAATGCCGGGCGGATCGACGGTGTAATTCGCGCTGTCCCAGTCACCACGGGCAGAGCAGTCCAGGACCTCGACGCCCGTCAGGCCAGTTTCCTTGCCGTTGTCCTCGAAGGTGGTGGTATCCAGGTCGTCGGCCTTGTGGTCAACGCTGTACTCCTTGAGCTTCAGGTTGACCGCGACCCACTGGATGCGACCCTGTTTGCCGGCACGCTTAGCCATGACACCATCTCCCCGACGTTACTTCGCGGACCCGACCACGAGCTGCTTTCATTCGGGGACGAAGACATACTTGGGCTCGCCGATCTTGTCGCCCTCGCGGCGGTACTTGGCGCGCTTGCCAGGCTTGTCGCCGGCGGCGGGTACCGGCAGCTCGATCTCGGCCACTTCGCGGGGCTGGTGCACGCCCTGGCCATCGTGCGGGCCGCCGACGATGGGCACGGCCGGATTGTCCAGCATCAGCTCGTGGCGTGGATTGCCGTCACGATGCTGGTAGGGATGAGCCCCTTCAAGCTTGGGGTTCTCTTCCTTCGCCTTCTCGCGCAGCGCGGCGAATTCCTTGTCGCTGACCGCCGTCGCTTGCTTGTTCTTGTGCACCAGGGGCATCGCTCCCGCCTTTCTCAGCTATCGGCGCCCAGCGCCGTGATCTGCACGGCGACCGCGACGGCGCCATCGTTGTTGACGATCTTGAGCAGCTTGTGCGTGGCGTCCACCGGCGTTCCCGTGGCGTCGTCACTGGCGAACCCGAACCACGCACCGTTCTTGACCTGGTACTGCGACGTCGCCCCGGCCAGGCCAGTGGCATTCCCCTGCACGACCCAGTCATTCCCGCCGGCGTTGCCGCACAGAATGGAGACGGCAGCCGTGCCGTTGACCGAATCGTCCGCGGCCGAAAGCACCCGGATGAGAAAGCCCTTGATGCGCGCGAAGGTCGCCGTCGGGTTGTTGGCCAGGTTGACGAACGCCGCCGAAAGGTCGATGGTCAGGTTTGCCCCGCCGGCGATGGAGTAGATGCGCCGCATGCCCTGGTTCACGGCATTCGCGCCGGCCCCAGCGGCCTGGTTATAGTTCGAGGTTTTGGTAACGCCGTCTTGCAGGATCATCCCTTGATCGTTTGCCGCTGCATTGGCCAACGTCTGCGAGGCGTTCCATTTGAACTGTGCGGCGGCCGTGGCGTTGATCGTGGTGAGCGGCGCGACCCAACGGACCAAAGCCATCAGGCCGAGGAAGACGCCCACAATCGCCAGGATGCTTCCAGTTCCCATTGTCCGCCTCGCTGTCTAATTGCTGGTGGGCTGAGCCGGCTTGGGCGCGGGCTCCATCGTGATACACCAGATCACAAACGCACTGACCGCCCACTGAAACGCCGGCCGACTCGCCAGGTCGCTGTCGAGGATGATCCGCGGCGACACTTCCGCGTTGTAGAACTCGGCCACTCCCGGCAGGACCTGGAGCCGCCGGAAGTGGTTAAGGATCAACCGCCGCCAACTCAGGTACGCCTTGCGGGCCTTGCTGTCGGCATTGTCGAGCGTGGTCCGATCGAGGATGTAGCCGCGCACCGGGTAGGCGACTTCGATCTCCTCGAAATTGCCGTCGCGTTCTTCTTCCTGCTCGCCGTCGATGGTGCAAACGATGCACGGCATCTGCTTTTCCTGTGCCGGCGGGATATTGCGGGCGAACACCTGGTTGCCGATGTTGCCCGGCGGCGAGGTTCCCTGGAGGTTCAGGCCGATGATCTCGGCGACGACCGCCTCCAGGCAGCGCTCGTGCAGCGTCAGGCTCTGGTCGATCGGCACGCTACAACCCCTCCACCACAGCCCGCGCCGCATGCTCCGTGATGATCTGCTCGATCTGCTGGGCCAGCGGATCGCCGATCCCGATGAACGGCCGGGCCGGGATCGTCGGCGTGCCGTCCTGCTGGTAGCCTGCGTAGGCCAGATTCGTGCCGTACTCCAGCCGGACGTCGGTCAGCGTTTCGACGTGCCCGGCCCCCTTGCCCGTGACGCTCGCCATCAGGGCGCCGCTGTCGCGTAGCGGCTGGGGCGTCCCGCCGGCCGCGCGGCCGCGCTTGTCTCGCTTGCGTCGCCGGCTGCTCGCCTTCAAGGGCTTCCACGGCTCGCCGTCAGGGCCGTGCGAGCCGGTGAAGTTTTCCTTTTCCTTGCTGGCGATGAGCTGGCGGATCACCTGGAGCGGCTGCCGGAACGATATTCGCCGGCCGAGGCTGGCCAGGCGATCGCCGAGCTGCTCGAACGTCATGGTCTCGACGTAGCCGGCCATCGCTCACCACTCCGTTCCACAGTCGCCGCTCCGCGACAGCGGCACCGGAGATCCCGGGGCATTGGGCCCGTCCGTCCGACAGCTCCCCGGCTGACCGAGCCGGAAGATGTCATTCGTCGTGCTCAGGCTGCCGTGGCCCACCTCGCCCTGGGCATTGACCGGGTCCGCGATAGCGCCGCCGGCGTCCAGCGTCAGGATTTGGCCGAGCTTTTTCCGCCAGTAATCCAGCTCCGTCCGCCACTCGCCAACCTCGTCCTTGTCCCCGGCGCCGTCGATCAGGGCCTGGTAACGGGCCAGGAACCGCTGGAAGGTCGCCCCGCGGTCCCAGGTGCCGATCTGGGCTGCCGAGTAGCCGCACAGGATGAAGTGGTCCAGGATCGCATCGTAGGCCGCCTGGTTGGCGTCGGTGACGACCGCGGCCCAGAAGGCGTCAAGGTCGCCGACGCCCTTGTGCAGGGCCGCGGCGACCGATGCGGTCACCTGTGCGTCGGTGACGAAACCTGCCAAGCCTCACCGCCTTTCAGCGCCGCTTGCCGGATCGGCCGGCGCCAACCGGCTCGGCCAGCTCGGGCTCAGCCGTCTTCTCGGCGGCGGCCTGTTCAAGCTGCACGACGCGCTCGCTCAGGGCGTGAACGGTTCGTTCCAGGGCGTTGACGCGGTCCATCAGCGACGCGCCGAAGTCGCGGGTGGGGATATTCGTGGCCCGCGGCTTTTCCGGCACGAAGTCCTTGGGAGCCATCGGATGATCGGGATGCTCGTGGCCGCAGCGCTCGCACTTGACGACGCCGGTCGAGACGCCGTTGGCGATCCGGCTCCCGATGCACAGCGGGCCGTGACACTTTTCGCAATCGCCAAGCGGGTTCATCGTGATCTCCGTTGCTGACGCTTCGCAAGCCGGCTAGTTCGCGGTGAATTACACCACGCCGTCGAGGTAGCCCGAGCAGGCGAGGTCCGCGAAGCCCTTGTAGTAGTTTTCGGTCTGGCCAATGAGGCTCAGGGTCAGGGCCTGCCGCGCGATGTGCTCGATCAGCGTGGAGCACACGATGAGCAGCGTCTTGTCGGTGAACTTGGTCTGGCCGTGCGGGTAATAGTTCTGGTCGGTGGCCAGGTTCTTGGGGAACGTGAACTGGCGGAACCGCGCGTTGACGGTGCCGAGCGCGGTCTGCATTTCCTGGACGGTCGGCGTGTTGGCCCACTTGACCAGGATCGCATCCCACCAGAAGCCGAAGGCCGCGGCGCCGCGAAGGTCGCTCCACCATTTCACCATGCGGGTTTTGCGTGCCTCGGGCGTGCCCGCGTCGGTGTCGAAGTTCGGCCCCTCGCGCATCTGCCAGAGCAGCGGCTTGACCATCTTGTTGGCGATGACCAGGGCAACTGCCGCGTGGGTGACACCGTCGCTGGCAGCCGCCGGAGCGCTGACGATGTTGTTGCCGGTGCCAACGGTGTGCGAGGCGGCGAAGAAGTTGGAGCCGTCGAAGCAGGGCGTGGTCTGGCCTGCCGCCAGGTTGATGAGCGACTGGATCGTGCGGTACTCCTGCGCGCCCCGCGCCATCGCGGCGGCTTGCTTCTTGAAGCCGTCGATCTGGTCGTCCTCGAGGTCCTCAAAGAGGCACTCGAATTCGGCCGTGTACGTCAGGTTCGGGACGCGGTAGTTCGTCTCGCCGAGCTTGGCGTACTGGCGGTAGCCCTTCCACTGGTGGAGCATGGGCGGCGGGAAGAGCCAGGGGTAGTTTTCGACCCGGCCCTTGGAGTCGACGAGGGTCAAGGCCGGCTCGATCGGCGCCTGTTCCGGCACCTGATCGTAGGCGTTCACGAAGGCGACGTTGAGCGCCTGGGTGTAGATGTCGATTTTGTCGGTCAGAGCCATCGCCGGTCTCGCACCGCTCCCCGGCGGTCGTCCCCTGGGTTCGCAGCGGCAATCCCGACCGGGGAAGGTCGGGGCTTCGGGTGGCCTACCCTAGCCGCTGTTTTTCGTGCCCGTCTGCTGACACCTCGCCTGCTGGCGAATGGTCGTTAGAAGTCCGCGCTCGCCGCGATCAGGCCGGCGCCGCCGCCGCCCTGCAACAAGATGCTGTGCGCCGCCGCCGACAAGGTCACGGTGCTCGCCAGCGAGACGAGCGTGCTCGTATGGCCCGTGCCGGTCGTGAGGCCGGTTGCCGCCGCGGCGGCCGCACCATCGACAACCACCTTGAAACTGCCCACGGTCACCGTCACGGTCGGCGCCGCCCGCATGGGCGTCGGCAGCGAGAAGACGTAGCCCTGCGTGTTGGTGCCGGTCGGGGCGCCGTTGGCGACCTGGATGCCGGCCGCCGGCTCGTTGAGCTGGAAGAAATAGCGCTGGCACAGGGCCAGCTCGAACTCGACGTCGCGATGCTCGAAGGCGGTCTCGGCGGCGCCCACTTCGAGCTGGATGCCGTTGATGATGATCGAGTCGTCGCTACCCGCGGTGCCGGCCGGGGTCCACTGGAAGATGACGCCAAGCTGCGTGCAGCCCGCCGGCACGGTGCCGGTGAAGCTGTACCGCGTCATCGTGGACGTCAGCGCCTGCGTCGTGTTGATCACGTGCGCCTGGCCGGCCCAGGAAGCGGTGAACAAGTTCGCGGCGGTGTCGTTGGTCCCCGTGCCGCTTTCGAGCTGCACGGTGAGATTGCCGCCGGAGTAATTCGCCCCGGTACGGGCCCAGAAGCTCAGGGTAACCTTTTGGCCCTGGCAGCGAATGCTGTCGGCGGTCTCCAGCACCTGGCACATGTTGAAGGCCGCAGTGTTGGCGTTGCCGCTCTTGCGCTGCCACTTGAGGGAGTTGGCGAAGCCGGGCACGGTCGTATCCGCCACCTGGCTCCAGTTGATCGTCGAGGAAGCACCGCCCTTGAACGCAAAACGGTCCGGGCCGTAGGTGACCGTGCTGGCAATGTCGGCCGCCTGGGACGTGCCGCGCTGGAACGGATTGACCGTGAAGTCGCCGCCGTCGATCAGGTTGCGAGGATTGGCCAGGGCGCTCGGCGCGATGTTGACCTGATCCACGCCCGACCAGAACGGCCGGATCAAAACCAGCGTCGAGCTGAGGACCTGGTCCACCCAGCCGACGAGCACGGCGTTGACGGAACTGTAGCCGACCGTCTGGTTGTCCACGACGTAGACGGCTTTGCCCTCGTCGCCGGCGACGGCCGCGGCGATCGCCATGGCGAACCGCCAGGGGCGTTCGATCTTCACCGGCCGGCCGGCCGTGTCGCCGCCGAAGACCTGGACGCGGTCGGTCTCGGCGAGGATGCCGTCGAACTTGAGCCCGGCGGTGTCGGCCGCGTGATCGACGGTGCCGCCCGCGATCTGGGTGCCCGCGAGAGCCATCATTTGGCCGGGATAGTAGATCGTCGCGGTGGCAAACTGCGTGGTGCGCTCGATCTTGTCGTCGCCCCAGGGCACGGTCGCCATCGGGACCCGGGCGGTTGCATTCGCCATGACTGTTTCCTCGCTGCGTGAGTGCTTGCTGGAACGACGCGGACGCTACGCGCTACCGCCCCGGTGTCAGATCTTCAAAAACGCCTTCGCCGTCAGGCCCGGCTCGCGCTGGGCGGCGGACTTGTACGCCTTGACGATGTCGTCCTTGCTCGTGCCGGTCTTCCGGAAGGTTTCCGCGAACTGCTCGTAGTGCTGCTCGACGGCGGCCACCTCGGCATTTTCGGAGAACGCGGTCGCCGTGCCGCCCGGGCCGGTCTTGCCGATCTCGTGGAACTTGGCGATCGCCGGCCGCTTTTCCAGGATGGCGAGCTGCTTGTCCAGCTCGGTCAGGCCGTCGGAGAACTTCTGGACGCCGTCGGCCCGGTAGAGCTGGTCCTTGAGCCCGGCGTCGATCTCGGCCGGCAGGACCTTGCCCTGCTTGATGAGCACGTCGAGGCGGGCGTCGATCGACTTTTTCTTTTCCGCCTCTTGGAACTTCTGCACGTCCTGCCGGGCCGCGCCCAGCGTGTCCGTGATCGGCTTGAGCATGAGCTGGAACGCCTGGTGGGTCGTGCGGTCGATCTCCAGCGTCTTCTGCTCGCCGCCCTCGCTGTAGTGCATGACGATCTTCTTGGGATCGGTCGAGGGCGTGGCCATCGGCGGCTCGCTCAGCTTGGCGCCGGGCGGGTAGGCCTTGGTGGTGTCGGGGGGAGTTTCGCCCATCTTTGCCTCCGGTGTCTTGGGCGGTTCGGGAGGGACCTTCTCTTCCGCCATTTCCTGCATGCCGCTCTTGTAGACGCGGATGATCTCGGCCAGCTCGGGGTCGTCCATCTTCTCCAGGATGTCCGTGGCAAAGCCGTACTCCTGGAGCATCTGGATCATCTCGTCGCGGCTGACGCCCGCCGGCGGCGCGTCGGCGTACTCGCCGTCAGGCTTGGGCTGCTCGTCGGCGAACTTCTTCCAGGTCGCCTTGGCCTTGTCGCTGAACTTGGCCAGCTTGTTCCGCTTGGCCTTGGGCTTCGCCGGCGGGGTGGCGGTCGTCGTCATGGGTCGGACCTCGCTGAAACAGAGAAAGGTTCCGGCGGACTCGCGCCGGCGAATTTCCTTGGGAGCGAGCGTTGCGCGGCGGGCCGGCCGCTCGCTGTAGTCGGCCAGGGGGAGATCGGCCAGCGTCTTGATCTGCGGCAGCTCGCCGCCCAGCAGAGCGACGCGGCGCAGTGCCTTGCCGTGGTGCTGGCCGTCAGGCCCCTCGAAATCGTCGTACACCTCGGCCGAAACCGAGTTGTACGCGCGGCCATTGATGAGCCGGGCAATCGTCTGCGGCACGTCGGCGAAGTCGGCCAACTGGGTGTACCGTTTGCCGGTGCCCTCGCAATACGCGCAGGCAGTCGAATTCTCGGCGTGGCAGGCCAAGCATGGCTCATCGTGGAATTCGTTGTGCAGGCCAACGACGCGCCCGGCCGACGGATAGCCGCTGTTTTCGAGGAACGACTGGTCTTCCTCGTGCCCGGTGACGACGGGTGGCTTGAGGAACGCCTTGAGAGCGACGGCGTTCTCGGCCATGCGATTGAGATCGGCGACCGTGTACGTCTTCCCCTCGCGGTGCTCGCCGGCCTGGAAGATTTCCACGTCCTTGACCGTGGCGAGCTTGGGGCCGCTTTTTTCATTTTTGGCGGCGGACTCGGCGTATTCCTGCATCGCGGCCGCGACGGCCTGGGCGCGATCGGGGCCGTCTTCGGCGTGGGCGAAGTAGCCCTTGCCCTCGGCCTTCATCCAGTTGCAGAGTGCGAACGGGGATTCGGCCTTGTCGCCGACCGCCTTGGCACAGGCTTCGATGTCCGCTGGCATGGCCTGATCGTAAACCAGGCTGTCAAGAGGTTTCCTGCATAGCAGGCGCAAGCCGATATAAAATGCGTTCGGAGATCAAGCAACCTTCAGGAGCCACGATCATGGGAAGAGAGATTCGCCGCGTGCCGCCCGATTGGGACCATCCACTCTGCACGACGGCAAATGCTCCGCATCCGTCGCACGTCGGCAAATTCATGTTGCTTTACGACAACGATTATGAGACCGCTGCGGAGGAATGGCTGCGTGAGTTGGATCTGTGGAAGAAAGGCGAGCATCCGCGCCAATCGAAGAGTTGCAAGTATTTCTGGGAGTACAGCTCGCCACCCGACGAATCTTTTCATCGGAAGCGAAAATGGACGGTAGGCGAAGCCACGCACTACCAGATTTATGAGACCGTGAGCGAAGGAACGCCGGTCAGCCCCGTCTTCGCGTCGCTTGAGGACATGATCGAATGGATGATCCGGCCCGTCGATCGCGCCTCAGTCTACAACTGCGGGTTACAGGAATGGCAGACGATGCAAGGCATGACTCGCGAACAGGCGGAGCGTTTTTGCAAGGACGGCGGAGCCTTCTCTTTGGTCAATTCCCCAGAGGCAGGTCCCGTTGTTGGCCATCGTGCCTGAGTAAGAGGCTGAACTTTTTCACGCCGCCCAGTCCGGCTGGACGCGCGCCCCGGCGTGTTGGAGCGCCAGCCATTCAGTGTGGAAGATGGGGATGAAATCGCACCTACACTGGAAGCCGTCGAAGTGCCCCGCGACGGAATCCCGTACGCGGCTGAACTCCACCGAGCTGGGATAATACTTGTCGAAGTGTGCGGCGTGGGCCGGCCGTTGCCGCCCGTCGCTGATGCCGACGTATCGCCAGACCGGGAACGAATCCGCGACCTCGGCCAGCTCCTGCTGCGCCCCATCGCGGTAGCTCTCCATCATGTTGGTTCGGAACACGTTCTCCGCATAGGCCCCGCTTACCTGCTTGCCGCCCTCCGTCTGCGTGATCCCGGCCTCTTGCAGCAGATTCAGGATCGCGCGCGGTGTCGCCCGGACGTCCTTCCCCGTCCGCAGCACGTCTTCAATCGCCCCCTTGATCCGGTCGAGCACAACCTCGTCGGCGTTTACCGCCAGCGTGAACGCCTCGCGGTTGGCCTCCTGGGTGAACTGGCTCGCGTTCACGCCGGGCATGCTGATCTTGCGGCGGAAGTATTCCAGGGCCTTCGCCGGGGCGAACGGTTCCAGCGGCGTGTCGTCGAATACTTCAAACGGCGTCGGGTCGGAGAACTTGAACACGCCCTCCGCGTGCTGCTCGTAGCGCTGGAGCCGGAGCCGGATGCGCGCGCGTCCCAGGAGCTGGGCCGTTGCGTTGGTCGCCGCGATGGCGTCGGCGAGCTGCTGCCGTTCCGTCATGGTGTAGATCTGCCGGGCGGCGAGCACGCGGCCGCCGCCCGAGCTGAGCAGCCGGCGCAGGGCCTGGCGAGTGATCGTGGCGAGCACGGCGGCTCCCTGGCGCTTGGCGGCCGCCAGGAGCTGTTCGGCCTTGGCGCCGTCCTGGCCGCCCAGGGCGACCTCGCCGCCGTCGGCGACCTGGGCGTCGAGGCGGTGCTCGATCTGGCGGGCGGTGCCCGTGCGGGAGCTGGCGCCGGGCGGAAGTGCGGGCGCTCGTACCGGCGACGGCGCTGCATGCTTGCGGATGACGCCCCCGCCGGAAACCAGCAGGCGCTTGGCCGGCACGGTGAAGATGCCGGGCGTGTCCGTGACGGAGTACCGGCGCACGACGCCACCGCGCACGGGGAAGGGTCGCGCGCCAGGTGAGTCGCGGCGGATGACGCCCCCGTTCATCCCTTGCACTTCCTGGCCTCCATCTTCTTGTGGCATTTCGGGCACCGACGCGGCCGGTGATTGAAAAGCCCGGAGTAGCGGCAGGTTCCGCACATCGCCCAATGGGTGGCTGCTCTCTGCTTCATCACTACTTCACGAGCTTGTAGCTTTCCTGCCGGATTAGCTCCGCCAGCCGACGGGCGCCCTTCGCGTCCAATCGAAGCTTGGGCGTCGGCGGGTCGAATACCAGCAGGACCGTGCTGCCGTCGTTGCCCACCGAAACGTTGCCGCCTTTGGGTGGAAGCGGGACAAGGGGCGGAGCCGGATCGACTACCGGCGGAGGTAGCATCACCGAGCCGCCCTGGGGAGGCGACGGCGGCGGGTCGCCTGGATTCGCAATGGGTCGATAACCGTCGCGATTCTGCATGATCGGTCGCTCCTGTGGTTCAGGCCGCACACACGCCCGCCTTGTCCCGCGCGAAGTATTCGTCCACTCGCTGCGCATCCCACGCCCCAGCCCCGTTGCTGGCCGCGTCGTTCCAGAAGATCAGCCAGCCGGTTCCCTCGAGCTGGGCCGAAACCGCGTCGATCTCGACGTCGGGGATCTGCTGGGCTTGCGCCTCGCGGCCGTTCCAGGCGGCCGCCGTGTCCTTGGCCAGCTTCTCTGCTTCTGGATTCTCCGCGAAGTTGAGCGAGCTGCCGCCCGGCCCCGGCGCGCCAGGGGCGGTGGTCGCTGCTACGGGCTGGAGCGTGTCTTCGGGGCTGAGCGGCTCCGGCCGGCCGTAGCGGCGGTACAAGTCCTTATTCGACAACGGGAGCCCCAAATCGCGGTGCAGGCCCACGTCCACAGCCAGGCTGGATTGCAGCTCGGAGTCATCCACGCCGCCCAGGCTCATCTGCGGGTACTCGACGCCGGCGAAGTTGAGGTCCGTCGCGTCGGGCAGGATCTGCGTGTTGACGACACTCTCGACGCAGGCTTTCAGGTGCCATTTGCGCACGTCGGCCGTCGATTTGTGAATTTGCGAATTTCCGCGACCTTCGGTAGTCGAACCCTCCAAAGCTTGGAGGATGGCACCGCTGATGCCCAGGAAGACCTCGTGCTTGAGATCGTCGATAGCGGCCTTGAAGTCGGCTGTGCCGCGCTGGGCCAGGTCGATCGCCTCGACCTTCGCGCCTTCCGGGATCGAGATCCACGTTGATGCCTTGGCCGCGGCAAGCGACGCCTCGAGCTGGGACTTCTGCTCGCCTGACTCTATGAACGTGCCCTTGAGCATCGGACCGGCGGCGTATTTCTCCAGGAAGATCGCTCGCAGCTTCCAGGCCGTGTCAATCGCCCAGTAAGCCCGGTACGCCGCGCGCAGGTCGCTCATGCCGCCTGGCGCATCGAAGATCGAGAGATGCCGCCAGATGACGAAGCTGGCCGGATCGAACTCCTTGCCCGCGTTGGCGCCAATGCCGACCAGCGACACGATGTTGTTGAACTCATCGACCTTGAGCAGGAAGAGCTTGTCCGGGTCCTTGCTCTTGAGCTTGGCGAGGATCACCTTGCCGGCCCAACGTCGGGAGTGCTGCTCCGGCGCCCACACTTTCTCCGCGATCGAATAGCCATCGATCAAACCGGGCAGGATGACCGTCTCGACGATCGCGGGCACGCCGGACAGCCCGTAGTCGCCGCCGGTAACGCGCCGGAGTAAATGCTCGCCGAACTCGGCCGGCGGCTTGTCTCGCGGTTCATCACCGCCGGGGTTGACGCTCAGGTCGAGCGCTGCCACGGACAGGATCTTGTCGAGCAGCGCCGCCTTGATGTTGGGGTCCTTAAGCATCAGCCGGTACGCCAGCCGCTGTTGCTGGGTCTCGCCGGTGAGCGAATCCACCCAGGGCAAGAACCAAGCACGGCCGGTGACTTCCGACGGGCGTACCTTGGCGCGCTCCGCCTGCAATTCGGCGCCGGCGGTGCCGACGCGCCAGGACCCGAGCCAGGAAGTGCCGATCGACCTCAGCCAGTTCAGGACGCCCATCGTTTACTCCTTGCTCCTTACCAGTCGGGATCTCGGCCACCGCCGTACCGCCCGACTTCGGGATCGTTGAACACGCCGCGAGGCGCTGCCGCTGCCGGCTTGCTGGCCGTCATCTCGTAACTCGCGTCGTTCCGGGCAAAGCACAGCACCAGCGCGTCGGCAAAGTCAGGCGACTTCACGCCGCGGCGCCGCATCTCGTCCTTCGACTCGATCTTGATCTTGCCCGTGTCCGTCTGGCGGTGCGTCGGCAGCGACAGCTCGGCGATAAGCTGCGGATGGTTGGGGATCGAGATCATCTCCTCGGGCCGGTGCCGGACGCCGCGCGTCTTGTATTCGTAGGTCTTCTCGAATCGCACCCGTAGCTTCCACCACAGCTCCGCCCGCAGGTTGACGAACTTTTCCTTGGAAGAGCGACCATCAGGCCAGTGCGCGTCGCTGGGGGTGTCACCGGTGCTGATTGCCACCGGGATGAATCCCAGGGGCCGCTCCGAGGTATTCCATGTCCCCTTGATGCCAGCGCCCACGCCGATGCAGTCATAGCAGACGACGTCCAGGCCAAGACGCTGGGCCTCATCACGAGCCCGCCAGGCACTCTCCGTCGTGTTGCCCTGGGCCCAGTCCGCCGGCGGACGCACCACGGGGCCACGTCGCGAGATCAGCACATTGCGGTTGCGACCCTCGTCGGCCACGTCGAAGCCGCCGATGTTTTTGCCCGTGGCCGGGAGCTGCACATCCACTGCCGCGCGCACCCAGGCGGCCGGGATGGTGACGCCCTCGATCGACGCGGTGTAGTCGATCTCGACTTCCTGGGCGAGGCCGGCCGGGTCGCTGGCATACTTAACTTCCTTCTGGTACCGGAACCATTCTTCGTCTTTGCGAGGGTCGTCCCGCCAGTGCAACGTGAAGACCTTGACGCGGCCGCCGTGTCGCTTGATGGCAAACGGGTTGCCCGGCCCGTTGGGCGTGCTGACGTCGATCCGGCAGCGCGTCGTCTGGGATAGGGCCCGGTCCACCATCTGCGGTCGCTCCAGGTAGGCAGCCTCGTCGACAAAGTAGATGCTCGCGCGACCGCCGCGGCCGATGTTGTCGCCGCCCTCGCCCGTGATCGTCGCGCCGTTGGCCGGGTTGATCAGCTTCGCGTGGCAGCTATGGTCCTGCCAGCGCCAGCCAGGCGGGAACATCCAGCCCGGCATGTACTCGAGCATCAGGCGGATCTTCTCGAAGATCGACTTCGGGTCACCCTTCTCGTCCACGTACTCCAGCTTGCGGCTGCCGAATCCAACCTGATAGCCCTTTCGAAACAGCCAGCCGTGCAGGGCGTAGGCACAGCAGAGCCAGCTTGCTCCCACGTCCCGGCCCTTCTCGACCAGGCCGTCCTCTTGAGCCTTCTCCCGTTCCCGGATCCAGCCGAGGAATTCGGCCTGCTTGGGGAACAGATCGAACGGAAGCATCGTCACCGGCTCGCGCGGGTCGTACGTCCAGACCCACGCGTTTACCCAGTGGAGGATGTCCCGTTCGCAGACAGCCAACTCCAACGCCTGCTTGGCCGGGTCCTCACCGATTCGCTGCCGCCTGTCCAAGCGACTCACGATAGAGTCGGACAAGCTCTTCGGGGGACAGCTTGCGGAGGGCATCGAGCTCATGACTCACCGAGATCGGGGCGCCGTTGGCACCAGTCACTTCCTTGCGGACGGTGTAGCCGCGGTCCTTGCCCAGGGTGATCAGCACCAAGCGGTACGCCTTGAAGAGCCCGGCCTTCACGTCCTTGGCAAGCTGCACCTCGGCGATGTCCACCAGCGAGGCCCGGGCCTCCTGAGCGATCGCTCGGAGCTCCGGGTATCGTTCCAGGTAGTTCCGGACCGTCTTTTCATCGCAGTGCAGCCGGCGGGCTGTGGGAGAGAGCAGGCCACGGCAAGCTTCGAGCGCGTGGGCGAGCTGGTCTTTGGTGAACCGTTCTTTCCCTTGCGGCGCCGCCTGCTGGGATGCCTGCACCCACGCCGCGAGCCCGATCATGCGATTACCCGGAAAAATCGGAACTTGGGTCCGTTACGGAGCCTCGAACTCTCCCCCGCAGTGCGGGCACTTCAGCTTGGCCGTGAGGTCGGCCGAGCCCTTGGTGCCCGAGCTGCCGCCGCCCTGGTCGTCGTCGGGGATCAGTCCTTGATCCTCGGCCAGCTCGGACAGCATCTTGTCGATATCCTCGTCGTTGCCGGTATCGACGTCGGCCAGCAGGTCCTTGAGATTGCCGTCATCCCAGTCGGACAGATCCGCCGTGCGCTTGTCGATGATGGCGATCTGGTTCTCTTTCGCCTTGGTGTACTTCTCCGGCACGACGGCGATGTACGCCCGGTTTTCGGCCAGAACGGCAGCCAGCGTACCGTTGCCGCAGACCACGGTCCATGGCTCGGTGCGAGTGCTCGCCACGATCGGCTTGTACTGGCCGTTGGCACGCAGACTGGCCCGGATGCCCGCGATGCTCTTCTCGTCGTGCTTGTTTGGGTTACACGGGTGGAACGTGACTTGAGCGACCGGCACGGCCAACGGGCGGAGCCGCTCGGCAATGTATGACAGGTCCGGCGGAGCTTCAGCAGCGGCCGCGGTCTTCTTGCGGCCGGCTACCGGCTTGGTCGAGGCCTTGGCCGGCTTGCTCTCCGGGATCGGCGTCAGACCCGCTTTCTTCTTCGCCATGGTCCTACATCTCCATGCACTCGCGCAGACGTTCAGGCCTCACATGCAGATAGGTCTGCGTCGTGGCCAGGCTCGCGTGGCCCAGCAGGTCCTGGAGCGCCCGCAGATCGACGCCCTTCTCGCACTTGTCGCTCGCGAAAAAGTGCCTGAACTTGTGCGGGGTCAACATCCGCGGCTTGTCGGCGTCGACCAGGCCGGCGGCACGGGCGAGCCGTTTGATCAGGTACTGCACGGCCCTGGTGGTCAACCGGCCGCCACGGGGAGAAGGAAACACGAAGCCATCTCTACGCGGCCCCAACCAACCACGCAGCGGCCCCACGAGGAACTTGGGGAGCGGCAAGATCCTGTCCTTGTTGCCCTTGCCCTGCCTGACGGCAAGAAACCGTCCGGTGAAGTCCAGGTGTGCGGCCTCGAGCTTCACGATCTCAGACACGCGGAGACCCATAAAACGGGCAAGCATCAGCATCAGCCGGTCCCGCTCATGCTTGGTAGCACGCAGGATCTTGTCCAGGTCGCCGAAGTCGGGGATCGTAGGCAGCTTGCGCGGCGTTCGGCGCTTGGTCCGCTTCTTGCCTCGTCGTTTTGGCCAGCGACTCATGGGCGCATCGTAGCCGAGGAGGGATGAGGGCCGCGAGGATGGCAGGCGCGGGGGCTATTTCGCTTTTGGCGTGAAATGCGAACAAAGGTGAGGGGGAGAGGGAGGAGGGAGAAGGGTATTCAGAATCAGTATACCCTTACCTCCCGAAGAACCGGGCTGCCTTCTTCCCGCAGCCGTTACACGGGTCAGCGCCGCGGCTGCGCAATTTCCAGCCGCACCACTCGCAATACGTTCGCCGGGCAACCATCAACGGGCCGCAGGTTTTGCAGTGCCGCGGGTCGGGCACGCCCAGCTCGTCCTTGTGCCGCCCGCAGCCGCGGCAGAATGATCCGGGCATCGGGCCTCACTCTCTCACAGTCGCTTCAATCACCGCACCGCCCTCCTGAGCCGTTCGACGTCCGCCTCCGCCTTGGCCAGCTCTTCCTGGCGTATCTGCTCGCCCCTGGCTTGCTCTGCCTCCGCGCGTATGCGACGCATCGCCAGCGTGCCTTTGCTGGTCAAACGCAGCTCCCAGCAAAGCAGTCCGGCCCGGCATAGCTCATCGGCCGCGGCCGCGTCGGCTGTGCTCGGTTCCAGGCCGGCGAGATCGGGGTCGGCGACGAATCGCTGCCAGAGCGCTGTCGCGGCAGGGGAGAGGGCCATCGAACTATTTCTCCACAATCTTGACCTTGGCTCCCGGTGCCTTGCGGTATCCGCCTTCCTCGACGGTCAGAAACCCTTCCTCGGCGAACGAGCGGCAGAAGTTGCTCACCGTGGCATTCGCCCAGTTGCCGCCGCGGCGGACCAGCTCCTTGAAGGCATCGCCGGGCTTCCGGGCCTCGTCGAAGAAGCCCTCGGCGATCAGCCGGGCAAATTTCCCCTTGGCATCCATGCCGCTGATCTGGAGCACCGGCCGCTCCACCTCGACAAGCAGCTCGGGTTGCTGGTGGAGCACGCGCAAGATGGCCGGCTCCTTGGGCAGGTCGGCCAGCAGCCGGGCCTTGAGCCGTTGGTAAAGGGCGTCCTCGTCGACTCCGGGAGCCGGATGCGTGCCCTTATGGTTGTCCGTGGCCTGAGTGACACGATCGACAGCAGCCTGGGCGGCCACGCCTCGCTGCATGAATTCCAGGACCTGGTCGAGCTTCTTTTCCTGCGCGGGTGTCATGACGTCGGCTTCCTTCGGTTTGGGCTTGGAGTGAGGTTGGGGGTGAGGGACAGCAGGCGGTGGAACTGGAGCCGCCGGCGCCGGCCGGTGGACCGTAACGCGCTCGCCGCGAGCAATTTGCTCCGCGTCGCTGGCCGCCATCCACGCCGGCTGCACGTACGTCTTGATCGAATGGCGGCCCCAGCAGGCATAGAACTGGCCCAGCTCGAGCGTGGCGACGTCGGCCGACTTCGGCTTGGCGATCCCGGCCGGGATGCTGGCCAGCGTCCGCTTTAGCTCGTTCAGCTCGCGTTGCACGCCGAGGATCCACACGCTCGCCGCCTGGCGGATGACCGTGTCGACGCCGGCGATATCCTGCGAGTCACAGAGCAGGTAATTGCCCAGCACGCCGCCCTTGCGGGCCATGGCGATGGCTTCTCCGGTCGCGGGGGCGACCCGGCCGCGCGGGGCAAACTCCCATGCCTCCGGGAAGACGGTCAGCACGCCGCGCTCGTGCTGGTTGATCCGCTCCAGCGCGGCCCGGATGACCAGGGCCTGGAGCTGCGGGCCGACGGTGGCCAGGTCCATCACGTTCAGGCCGGGCTGGAGATCGAGCACGTCGGCCGCGGCCAGCGCCCGCATCTCCGGCAGCACCAGGTCGAGGTACTCGCCGATCAGCATGTAGACGTCGGCCGTGCCGCCCTTGGCCTTGGCCTTGAGTCGATCGACGTTGCGGCGGACGTCCGCCAGCGACTTCGCGCCCTTGGCGGCATTGACAATCCAGAGCCGCTCGTACTTGAGCGATCGCTGACCCAGGGCGGATGCGAGGATCGTCTCGACCAGCCGCCAGTGGATCGGCTGCTCGCCCTCGCGCGGCAGGTACGGCTGGATCCGTCGGCCCTCGAACTGCTCGCCGCGTTTGGTGACAAAGGCGAGCGCGCGGCACCCGGAGCGGCCGACGATGGCGCGAAGCGTAGTGGTTTTTCCCGAGAGCTGAGTCTGCCCGGTAACGAACGTGTGGGCCAGCGGGATCTCCACGGGCTTGCCGGTGCCGATCTCATAACCGAGATGGATGGGCATCAGTTGCCTCCAGGATGTTCCAGCCACCGGAGCGCCCGCCGGCTTTCACGACACGGGCACAGCAGATCGTACTCGGTGATTCGCTCGCCGATCTTGCCAAGGTGCTCCGGCTTGATGCCCAGGGCGTGGGAGAGATAAGCGACGGCGTTGAGCCGCTCCAGGCCGCAGGCCTCTCCGGCGTGGGCCTGGGCCTCATGCTGATCGATGACGGCGACGAGATGGTCGCGGACCTTTTGCATGGGCGACAGTTCGTCGGCCTTGGCAACGGGCGCCTCTGTCGGACGGACTCCGTGAATCGGCACGAAGTTCAGGGCCACTGAATGACTGGCCCCATTGCATTGCGCGCAGCCCCAGTGACGGCAATCCGCCGGATCTTGACGGGCGGGGCTGCCGCAGTTGGCGCACACATAGCCGGGAATAATCGGCCAATCCTGGATGTTCATGGGACGCTCCTTTCATTTCGGCGATTCGATGCCCGCCAGCTCAACGGTCAGCCGATGGTGAACCGCCTTGCATTGTTTGCGCTGGCGGGCCGCAAGACTCTCGGCCTCGGGCTGACTCGCAGCGACTACCTGGCCCGTATGGTGCAGGGCGGGATCGGGCACATTGGCCACTCCGCACCAAACATCCCAGAGCTTCATGGCGCGATGCAGCTTCGCCTCGGGCCCCAGTCCCGCCTCCTCCAGCGCGTCGGCCAGGATCAGCCGGCGGGTCAAATCAGTCGGCTCCTCCTCGACGGCGCGGCGAAGGCCCGCGATCGTCGTGGTGGGATTTCGCAGCTCGGCATACCGGGCAGTCGCCCAGGCGCGCCAGAGCTTGGTATCGCGCACCGTGGCATCGTCGGGCTGCGTGCTACAGAGCCGGTAGGTACCGGTGGCCAGCCAGGCGCCCTCTCGGCGGCCACGCTTGCCCGTGAAGCATATGTGGACGGCACCCGCAGCGCCCTCGCGCCGGTACACGTGGATCGTTTCGTTCACGGCCGGCGTGTCGCTGAGCAGGTCGAGGGCGTCAAAGCTGCCGCAGTCAGTGCTGACAACGCGCAGGAATAACGGGGCACGCTGGAGCTGGAGTACCACGCCCTTGGCCGGACCGTCGGCGAATTCGATCATCGGGCCTCCGGAAACTCGCTCCACTCGCGGCCGTCCAGCAGCCGGCCAGCGGCCTTCTTGCCGACGCAGTAGACCGTTGCGAACCGATGGTCGTGATGACGCCCGATACCGCGGGGCAGTTTGGGTAAGTCCTGATAGCCGCCATCCAATGAAAGCGCGCCGTGCCTTTGGTCATGCGGCGAGCCTTGCGGCGCCCACTCGCCCCATTGCTTGAAGAAGAACGGCACGCCGGCGGCCTGGCACTGGTCCCGGATCGACCTGGCCCAGTCTGGGTGCATCGGCCGGGCGTTGGGGCCGGATTCGCCGCCGACAATGACCCAGTGAAGGCCACTCCAAAACACAGAACCGCGGCAAGGCAAAGGGAACTGAACCGGCCCCAGTAAGGGCTCACACGACAGGAAACGCACCGCCGCCGGCGTCTGGAGCAGTAGCGAAATCCGCGTGTCGGCCTCCTGCTGGCGCTCGACGCTGACACCGAGCCAGACGTTGCGCGGGGGATACGCTTCCGTGCCGAGTCGCCTGCTGTTCCATGCCTTGTGGCCACGAGATCTCATGTATTCAAGCATTCGTGCGGCACGCTTCGTGAGCAGTTGAAAGATGTGGCCCCGCTGAGCATCTTCACAGGCGCCCATCGCCGCGAACACACCGTCAATGAAAGAATCCGGCACGTCCTCATGGAATAGGTCGCTCATCGAGTTGACGAACACGCGGCACGGCTGCCGCCAGTGCAGTGGCGCATCGAGCCGGTCGGGCATCAGTTGCAATTCCTTGAACGGCTTGGCGTACTGCTCCGGAACCTTCTTGCCCTCCCGGTGCGCCGCGTGCCGCATATCGTGCAGCGCGAAGGCGTAGCAATTGCGGCAGCCCTCGCTGACGCGCGTGCAGCCAACGGTGGGATTCCAGACCTTGTCGGTCCACTCGATAGCCGTGCTACTCATGCTTGCCTCCCCGATACAATCGCACGCACTTCACGCGGAGGCAGCTACTCCTCGCTGCCCCCCCCATTTTTCTCGGCCGCGATGCGCTTGGGCTCGCTCTTGGCCCGCGTCACACGGATCTCGTCCACCAGGTCCTGGAGCGCCTCAGCGATCTGCCGCGCGGCCGCACTGTCGCCGGCCGCCGGCGGGGCCTGTTGCTTGCCCATGACGCCGACCAGCTCGAAGTACATCTTCATGGCCTTCAAGTCGCCGGCCTGGGCCTGGCTCTTGAGCTTCTCGACCATGTCGGTCAGATCCTTTTCCTTCACCGCGCCGAACACGGCGACGGCGAGCTGCCGGCGCATGGCCTCGACCGGGTTGACCGGCGGTGTCATAGCCCGGGCATCGTCCAGTTTCAGAGGCTGATTTTTGCCGTTGGTACGCATCGCGCTCGTTCCTCCAGGATTTGCAGGGCCCGCTGGCCCAGGTAATAAAGATCCCGACTCCTGCCCTTTCCACGCCCCGTGACGTGGGCCCCACGCTTGATCGCAGCCAACAGACCCTGGCGCATGAGCGAGGCCGTGTACGTGCCACCGGGCCCGTTGCAACTGGCCAGCAGTGCTAGCGTGCCATTGCCGCCCATTCGGTCGGTCCGCATGCCGATCGCCGCGGCCAGCTCGAGCCGCGTCATCGGGATACCCCGCGTGGCCAGGACGTTGAGGATCTGCACCTCGCGCGGCCGAAGGTTGGCGGGCCAGCCGTTCTCGACGGCATAGCGCCGGTAAGCCTCGCTGCGAACCTCAGCTAGGTTCGCCAGGCCGGCTGTCTCGAGCTGCCGGCGGGCCCCCTCCCGCGTGCGCTCCTTGCACGTGCGGCAGCTATCCACCGCGCCGCCCGTCCGGAGCTGCGGCACGCCCAACGTTCCGCGCCACCGGCGCACCTCCTTGCGACCGAGGTTGATGGCCCGGCCGATGCACCGGTTGCAGTAGCCTTGCCGGGCCATGCGGCAGAGCGTTCGCTTGCCGGCCGGCGTGATCTTGTTCCCCTTCTTGGCCACGCCGAGGCGACGAGCCGCGTTCCAGATGGTCCGGACGGCCTTGCCCAACTCGGCCGCGATCTCCGCCGCCGGCCGCTTGCCGTAGTGCTCGCGAATATACGCCTCCTGGTCAGGACGAAGCCGATGCCGGGAGGCCAGGCCGTGGGCAGTGGCGTACGATTTGACGGCCAAGGGCGTGCGGCGGACGACGTTCGCGATCCACTGCACCGGCAGCTTGCCGTAGTGGGTGCGGACGAAGTCGATCTGCCGTTTGTGCCATCGCTGGCCGTTCATGGATCCCCAGCCCCTATTTCGCTTTTCGCGTCAATTGCGAACTAGCCGATCAGATCTCCCCCGCTGCCCCCCCCATTTTTGAAGCGGCTGCGACTTCCTGGAGCCTGGCCATCGCCAGGGCTTCGATTTGCCGGATCCGCTCCTTGCTCACCCGCAGCATCCGACCGCACGCTTCGAGTGTCCGCGGCGGCCCGGTGAGGCCAAACCGAAGCTGGATAACCTGGCGGTAGCGGGGCGGCAGTCGGCGAAGCAGCGCCGCGAGGCGTGCATCCCGCTCCAAGCGCTCCGCCTCCTGGTCGGGCCCGGCGCCGTCATCGATCAGCCAGGACGATCCCGCCTCACTGTGCGAGCTGGCTTCCAGATGGGCGACGTGGGCGACCCGTTCCCCGGCCGCCGCCAGGCGGGGATGGTTCGGCTTCTGGCCCTTTGAGACCCGGACCAGGTCGTCGCGCACGTGAAAGGGGATGGCAATGACCGAGCTGTCGCCGCGACAGACGTGCCGCATGATGACGTTGGTGGCGTAGGTCGAGAACTTCCAGCCCAGCGAGGCGTCAAAGTTGATGGCGGCCCAGCAGAGCGCCCAGTAGCCGACCGATACCGCCTCGTCCCGATCGTCGTACCAGAAGCGGATGCCGCTGCGGCGCCAGAGCTGGTTGACGGCCATGAACACAAGCCGGTAATTGTCGCCGGCGAGCTGCGCCTGCTCCGCGGTGAGCACCGGTGCCGTCGGCTCCATCGGCAAACCGCAGCATGGCGGCCAGCCGCGCTTGAGGCAGCGCGCGGTCTCGGCCGGTGGGGTTGTACGCTCGCCCTGGCAGACGCCGCAACGGAGGCGCATGGCCATCCAGGGAGCGGGGCCGCGACGGCGGCGACGAGAGCGGGGCGCATTGGCCCGGGGGAGAACACGGGTCATCGGGGAAACTCCTTCACTTAGCCTTGGCCGCCTTCGGCCGCGGCATGACCTTGTTCCGCACGAGCCGGGCGATGCAGTTGCCGCAGAGGTAGGCGTCCTCACCTTCCGGCACGTTGGGGTACAGGCCGCGGATGTTCGCCGGCAGCTTGCTCAGCAGCACCAGGTCCTCGTCTTCGGCGAGGCCGGGCTCCTCGGCGATCTCGCCGCCTTGAGCGCCGCAGTCCCAGCAGGAATTGTCCGACGGCAGGTCGAGCTGAAGCTGGCCTTTGATCCAGCCCATTGCCTTCTCACGCAACTCGACCGCCCGTTCGCCGCTGATTCCCTTGGGGAGCGGGATAGTGCCGCCAAGGTTGAGGACCTGGCCGACCGTGCGAAGCCCGCCGGCTGCCAGGCGGTCCATTTCCGATCTGACCGCCGGGCCCTGGCTCAGATAGAGCACGCCCAGGTCGGCCTCCAGCAGCGGCAGGCAGGCCGTGCACAGGTCCTTCGCGGGCGAGGTCCAGGAGCACGGCTGGCCCGTACGCTCGAAACAGTTGCGACAATCCTGCTCGGTACAGCCGCAGAGCTGGCACTTGCCGGAAGGCGCTTCGCCGTTCAGGTCCTTCACCATGCGGCGGAGCCGTTTCTTGACGACCGGATCTGTGGTGCGGTCGGCCTGCTGCTGAATGACATCGGCCGCGGATGCCGCAGACCACGCCTCATCGTCCTCGCCGCCATCGACCTCCTTCGAGACAGGGTGCAGCTTGCGGCGATTCGCTACCTCGCGCTTGCCGCGGCGGGGATCGGGCTCGTGGACCGGCTTCTGGTGGCCGTTGGTTTCAGCCTTGGCCGCGGCGGCGCGAAGGTCCTGGGCCGTGCGGATCTGCTTTTTGCCAGCCTTCCCGTTCGTCTTGCCGCGGGCCTTCTCCTTACGGACCTCGGATAGCACCTTCTTCCGGTCGATGCCGAGAAACTCCCAGAACGCCTTGCTCTCCTTGCCGCCGTAGTAGGCGTCGCCGTCGGCCGAGGAGCCGCCCAGTAATTCCGCCATCAGGCCGACGAGCTGCGCCGGGTCGAGGGTCAGGGCCAGCTCGGTGATCGGGCTACGGTTCTCGCCTGCGTGCCCCGTCTTCGGTTTCTCGAGCTGCCGGCGGACAACGATCAGCCGGTTGGTTTCATCCCAGCAGCGGCCGACCAGGGCGACGACGCAACGGCGCAAAAGCTGTCCGCCCTGCGAGCCGTCCATCATGCAGCCCACGCTGAGCATGTTGCTGCGAGCGATCTGCTCAGCCTTCGCCGCGGCCAGGCCCATGCACCGCCGGGCCGCTTCCTTCTTCAGGATGTCCTCGGTCCGCCGCTTGGCTTGCTCCGCCTTCCATCGCGAATCGCTGCCGCTGCTCGAGCTGGCACGGCTGCCGATCTTCTTCCGCAGCGCCGCCTCGCCGACTTTCTTCGGGATCAGCTTGTGCAGGCCGCCCTTGGCGTCGAAGGCCAGGACGACCTGGTCGGCCAGGTCCTTCCCGACGATCTGGCCGTAGGTCCGGCTCTTGCGGTCGTCGTAGCACTTCTTGGCCAGGTCGAGGTAGGGCGCGTTGTAGCTCACCTCGCCCCACTGATCGAACAGCTTCTCGCTCTCCTTGCGGGACAGCACGGCCTTGCCGGAGTCCCTGGCCTGCGCGACCTGGCGCTTGCCCCACGCCTCGACCTTCTGCTGGTAGCACGTGGGATCCGTGCAGACGTCGGCCCGCGCGTCGGGGAACTCCGCGCGGTTGTTGCCCGTTCTTTTCGGGCAGGACGTGCAAGCGCCCGCACTCGGCAGCAGCGAGGCCTCCGCCGGGTTGAAGGGCGCCTGCTTTAGCTCGACCATGAACCGTCGCTCGATCTGGCTTTTGACGTGGCGGTACGAGGGCAGCGCGCCGTCGTTGAATCGATCTTTCTCCAGCGCCACTTTCGCCGCCTCGGCGCGGAGCTTGTCGCTGGGGACACGGGCCACGAGGCCCGCGACGCTGACGGCCAGCTCGCCGGCCTGGACGGCTTCGCGCGCCTTCGCCGGGAGCCGGCGGAGCCGGAGCAGGTCCCGGATGTTGTTGACCGATTTGCCCACCCGCGCAGCCACCTCCTCGATCGGGACATGGTGCTCTTCGATGAGCCGGGCGTATCCCTCCGCCTTCTCGATCGGCGAGGTATCCTCGCGCTGCTCGTTCTCGACTACCGCGATTTCGAGCATGTCGCGATCGCTTAGTTCGCGCACGATGCAGGGCACGTCGGGCTTGCCCGCCAGCGCGGCAGCGCGCCGACGCCGTTCGCCCGCGGCTACCTCGTAGGTCGCCGGGCCGATTGGCCGATCGGGCTTGCCGTTGCTGCCCCGCAGCCTTTCCTGGACCGGCCGTACCAGCAGCGGCTCCAGCACGCCCTTCGCCTTGATGCTCTCGGCCAACTCCTGGAGCTTGACCGGATCGAAGTGCTTGCGCGGGTTGCCGGCCCAGGGCTGCACCTTGTCGATCGCGATCAGCAGGAAGGGGACGCTGGGGTCGCTGTGCGTCACGTTCGGCAGGGCCGCGTTGTCGCGGCTCATCTGGATCCCACGGACGTCCGGCGCCTGGGCCGCCGTCTCCAGCGTGACGCCGGCCGGCTTGGCCTTGGGTGAATCACTCACTGCTGCAACGCTCATCGCTCAAAGCCTCCGAAAAGAGAATGGGGGGGGGTAGCGCGCTAACGCCGGCCGTCCGGCGGCGCCGTACGGGCAGCTCGGGGCTGGCCCGCAGCGACTTGGCCCCGCGCTTGATCGCCACGTGGTAGCCGGCCTTTCGCAGCTTGCGGGCCGCGTTCTCCACCTTTCGTTGCTGCCCGCAAAACGTCAGCCGGACGGGCACGGTGCGCGAAACGGGCCCGGCCACGGAGTAGAGCCAGCCGCGCCAGGCCGGCCAGTAGAGCGTGATCTGGCGCGAGCGGTCGAAGCTGGGGATCGTCGCGCGAATGATCGTGAGGCCCATGTCGATTCAGGCTGTCGCCTCGCCCGCCTCCCACGTCCGCTTGCACAGATCGCAACGCATCGGCTGATGGCCCGATCGACCCTCGGGGCCGTCATCGATCATGAAATGCACGCCGCCGGGCTGCCTACAGAAGCGACAGGGCTCGTTGGGCAGGTGGCCCCACTCGCCGGTCTCGGCGCTGTACTTGGGCGGTGAATTGCCGGGAAGCGTCATTCGTCCTCCTCGAGCTGCCGCTCCAGTTCCTGGGCAATGGGCGGGTGGCTCAGATAAACTTCGATCGATTCCCGCAGATCGGCAAAAAGCCACTCCTGGCCGAGCAGCCAGTCGAGGCACTTCAGCGGCACAGCATCCAGCGGCTGGCCCTTGTGCTTGCCGAATGGCAGCACGATCTTCTGGATCCGGTTGATGTCCGCGCTGGACGCCATGGCTCGGTTTCCGTGGCTCAGTTTTGTCGGAGCAACGCCGGTATCGGGCAGCCTTCCCAGTGGAACGACCGCTGGGCGATCGCCATGTCCGTGACAAACCAGCCGCGGCGCGTGGGCAGCAGATCGACCGACCATGCGCCGTCGCCGGCGAAGACGACGGCCGCGCGCTCGGCCAGGGGCAAAAACTGGCGCATGTCCAGGGCATGCGCGCCGGCGACGATCTCCTCGAAATTGGCCGGCACGTCGCGCTTCGCCTCTTCGGCGAAGCGGTCCTCTGGCTTGGCCACCGGGAAGCCGTCGCGGATCGCATTGATCGGCCAGTAGGGATGCCAGCAGAGGACGTTGCCGTCCTTCACGAAGCAACGAGCTTCCGGGACGAGCGGCATGTCGCCGTACGCCGGCAGCACGCAAAGCGGCTCCGTCGGCAGCAACTCGCGCACGACCCAGACGTTCGACGGCAAGCCGATGAAATCGACCGTCTCGGACCACTCGACCAGGCGTGCAATGTGGTTGGGGAGCGTACCCGTGGCCAGGTCGAGATAGCACGTGCGCTTCCACTGGTGCTTGCCGCTGCCCTGGCCGGTGCGGAGAAAGCACGGCGAGCCGCCTATCTTGCCGATCGCGACGTTCAGGTCGGCCAGGAAGCCGCCCCAACCAGCCGGCGTGTTGCCCTCGAGTAGCTCGATCAGGTTCACCTCGGTCCGGACGATCTCCGTGCGCGGGACCGGCAGGCCGGCGGCTTGCAGCTTGGGGAACCAGTACGACAGGCAATTGCGGTCCATTTACTCGGCCTCCTCGGTGCGCTCCGTTTCGGGCGCGGCGCCCTCGATGGGCTGCGGGGGATGCGCGGCGTTCCATTTCTCCCAGAACTTGCCGAGCGCCTCCTCCAGGCCCTCAGCCGTCTTCGTGGCGATGCCGTCGATATCGGTCAGCGGTACCTCGCCGGCCCGGTAGTCCTCGAGCTGGCCGACGCTCTTGATGCCGGCCGTGGCGAGGGCGGACATGGCCCGCGACGGCAGGCCCACGTGCCACTCGGAAAAACTGTTGTCGAGATCGGCCAGCGGGATCTCTCGCCACGGCTCCGCCGGCGGCTCGGCCTTCGCCTCGGCTGCCGGCCTCCCATCGGCGGCTGGTGCGGGCGCAGCCGTATGCTCTCTGGCGATTCCGTCGCCTTGGCTTGGGCTGGCCGCTTCTTGGGCGGCTTGCGTTCTTTGGTCTTCGCCATGGGGATACTTCCTCCGGTACTCGGCCTCGCAGTAAAGGCACAGCTCGATGAAGGCGCTGCCCGTCCAGTGTTTACCGCACGCGCAGAGCCGGTCCTGGCACTTCCAGCAGCAGCGCTTGGCGTCCAGCGGCTTGTGGCAGTGCTGGCAGCTCCGCTCGGTCGCCAGCAGCGCCAGGATCTCGGACTTGGCCGCGACGATCGCCGGCCGCAGCTCCGCGGGGATTTGGGCCCGCGGTTGCACCCACAGAGCGCTGCCCTCGGCCCAGACGGACAGGCCCCGGCGGCGCAAATCGGCTAGCAGCTCGGCGGCGCTCATCCTCCCTCCCGCGGCACGTCGAAGACGGCATGCCAGCCACGCTCGGCCAGGCGGCCCAGCTCGGTCCCCGGCGGGGCGATCGATGCCTGGATGGCACGGGCGAACCGCTCGGCGATCTTCGCCGAGGCGCCCTTGTGGCCGGGGTGGCGCAGGGCGAGCTGGAGGCTGCCCAGGACGCACCAGGCCGTCATCGGGTCCATCGTCAGCTCGACGATGGGTAGCTGATCGAGGGCGGCGAGGGCTTGGGAGATCTGGATTGAGTCGGGGCCGTTTGGCATGACCAGGGCTCCTGGATGTCAGAACTTGTCTGCATCCCCGTTGCCTGGCGAGGCCCCGTTTTCGCCTGCCGGTTTGGCAGGCTGGTTTCCGTTTTCTGTGTTTCCTCTATATAGAGGAAAAACGGAAACGGAATCCCCCGAGGGACGCCAGTAGGTGTACGGGGAGCCACGTTTGCCGGCCCCGCCGCGGAACCATCGGCCGGTATCTACGCCGGTCGCCAGCACGTCGATAAGCCGCTTTTTGGTCGGGCACGACTCGCCCGGCCAAGAGTCCTGAATCTCGTCGATCGATATCCCGGGCGTGAGCGTGGGCAGAATGCCGGACAGGATCACCGACAGGTCCTGCTTTACCATGGTCTGCCGGTCGCCGTGGGTGACGTATTCCTCGTCTTGCAGTTCCAGGACGATCTCGTCAGGCGTCTCCGAGTAGCGCCCATAGCCAGTCAGCACGCGGCGCCGGTCCTTGCGGTTGACCGCGTCATAGCGCCGCAGCTCGATGATCGTGTCCACGAAGGCGGGCAGCGCCCCCGACCCGCGCGCGGCCGTCGCCTCCTGCCCATCGCCCTTGCGAACGTGGTGCACCAGTTGCAGGGCGGCCCGCTCGCTGACCAGGTGCAGGGGCATGCAGGCCTCCTGCACAACCGCCGCGTCGTTCTCATCCCGCACCGGCCACAGGGCCGAGAGCGTGTCGAAGATGACCAGGTCGTACTTGGAGCGGTCGGTCAGCTCCCGGACGAAGCGGAGAAAATCGAGCCAGTTTTCCATCCGCGGCTTGGTCTTGAAAGGGCGGATGGCGAAATGGACGTTGTCGGCGATACCCACCTTGTCGCGGCGTTCGGCCCAGTGCGACTCGCTCTCCTCGGTGATGTAGAGGACCTGGCTGGTGCGGACCGTCATCCCACAGAATTCGCCGCCACGCGAGAGGGCCCGGAGCAGGTACAAGAGTAGCGTGGTCTTGCCGGCCTTCCAGAGGGCCGAGAAGAGGGTGATGGATCCTCGCGCGAGGATGCCGCGCCACAACCAGTCGCCGTCGGGATTATTCTGCCGGAGTAGCGATGCCGGGATCGGGTCGGGAAAGGGCTTGCCAAAACAGGCGACGGCCTTGAGCAGCTCCATGAGCTGCTCGGCGGAACCGCCAGCCTTGAGCCAGTCGACGATGTCGCCCTTGGCCTCCAGGCCCGGGAGCTCAAGGATACGCACGGAGGCCGATAGCGGGAGCAGGGCCTTGGCGACGAGCCGCGCATGCTCCTGTCCTGGCGTATCATTGTCGGGCAAGAGCACCACGTTGCGGCCGGCCAGGGCCTGGTTGTAATCCGCGGACCATTTCTTGGCGCCGCCGACATTACACGTCGCCACGAGCCCGAGCTGACGAAGCGCCTCCACTTTCCCTTCGCCCTCGGGTATCCACACCAGGGCCCCGGGATCCGCCGCCCACAACTCCGGCAGGCGGTAGAGGACCCGTGAGACCCCGTCGATATTGTTCACCCACTTGTCCGGCCCCGCCGGCCGGCGCTGAAAGAAGCTCTTCTTCTTGCCGTCGGGCGCCGGCTCGACCCGGCACGACTGGTAGAGCAAGACGCCGGCCTCGTCGCGGTAGTCGTAGGTCGCGACGATCTTCGGCCTGGGCTTCTGCGTCGCCGGCTGCTGCGGAGCGAGCGCGTCCCCGGTGCGAAGGATTTCGGCCCAGGTCAGGGCCAGCCGCTCCAGGATGCGCGGCGTCGCCTCCTTGCCGCAGACGCGGCAGAGGAGCAGTAAGTTGCCGTCCTGGGCGACGTCGATCTCCAGGGATGGGTGGGCATCCTCGTGGGCCGGGCAGAGCGCCTTGAAGCTCTCGCGCATCCCGGCCTTGGTGCGCACGCGCTGGACGCCTTCCAGCTTGCTCAGCAATAGCTCGATGCCCGCAGCCATCTTCCATGCCCCCCCCCCTACGCCGAGGCCTTGCCTCTGGCCGGGGCTGCCTTGTCGAGTTTCTCGATCGCCACGCGGTATTCGGCCACGGTCAGGCCGTGGGCGGCCTTCTTGTTGAAATTCTTCTTGAGCGCCTCCTGGAGCTGCTTGCCCGTGAACCCCTTGCGGGCGCTCAAGGCAAAGAGGTACTGCATGAGGCGCTCGTCGATCGTCGCCTTCGCGTCGTGCTTGGAATCGTCAGGCTTCTGGAGCCCGCATTCGCGGTCGAATTTCTTGACCGATTCAACCGCCAGGGCGATGGCCGGGGTATCCCACGCGGCGATGTCCTTGGGCCGGCCCTTGCCGTCGCCGGCTTCGCGCACGTACGTGAGCAGCGCCCCGGGCACGCACAATCCCTTCTTCACGAGCTGCGCCTCGAAGTCCTGTAAGCGCTTGAGCAGCTCCGGGCCCGTCGCCGGCAGCGCCTTGGTCGGCGTTTTCGGGGACGCCGCCTTGCCGCCGCCGCTGGGCAGCGCGTAGGCCGGCAGCTTCGGCGGGGTGACGAAGTGGCGCTTCTGCGCGTCCCAGTCGCACCACTGGTTGGGCAGGCGGTAGAGGTAGCGGCCGATCCCGAACTTGACCGCCGCGCGCTTGAGAGCGTCGGAGAACGCCGCCTTCATCCGGTCGCCGCCGTCGGGCTGCTCGCTGGGGCCGCCCACGTCCGTTTTGGTGATCCACTGGTCGCCCAGGAGCAGGCGGAGACTGCACACCACCGAGCCGTCGGGCAGCGCCTGGTAGTCGTCCTGCCAGCCGCTGACGCCGAGGACGTCGTCGAGGCGGTCCTGGATGACCCGCGCATCGACATAGGCCAGCGCCATGGCACGGTTGCCGCTTATCACCTGCGGCTTCCATTTCACTTCGCTGGGGCTAAACGGCTCGCTCAGGCGCTTGGTCAGCTCCACGATCGTCGGGGCAACCGATTGTGCCGGCTCGCTCATTGGCTTCTCCTCGCTCCTCAGCTTTGACCTGATCCATTGCCTCGTCCCAGACCATCAGCAGCCCGCGCTCCCGGCACACGTCGAAGCATTCGCCGCAGAGCGCGTCCAATTCTCGTTTGAAAGGCCCAGAGGATCCCCGCCACGCTCGGATCAGGCGGCGGCACTCGCGCAGCAAGCGCTGCGCATCCATTTGCCGCAAATCGCTCTGGTAGGCCTCGCTGGCGCTCATGGGGGACGTCCTCGATCAGAGCCATCTGGCACAGCGCTGCCTGGTTGGCGTACATGCCCGCGGCTGCCCGCAGGATGCGAATCTCCTGGCGCTGCCGCTCGGCCAGGTCCCGGGCCTCGGCAAGCTGCCGGTGGAGGGCCGCGTTCTCGCGGACGATGCCGAGCAGCTCGGTGCAAACCTGCGCCTCGGCCCGGCGCCGCTGCCGGTTGGCCCGGCCAAACTCATGGTGCTTGCTGGCCATCAGGCGCCGCCTCCTTCTCCGCCTACGTCCATCCAGGCGGCCCAAACCGATTCGTCGCGAAGATCCTCGGCCGCCGGCTCGGGACCGTTGAGGATGATCCGGCCGCGGCAGTCCGGGCACGGCTGCGCCAGGAAGCCCGCTGCCTTCAACTTCCCGTCGGGCATGACCAGGACCCCGAATTCGCCGGTCGCTCGATAGCCCCGCTTGCAGATCCGGCAACGCATGTCGCCGCCCTCCGTGGTTAGAATTCCTCCGCGAATCGGCAGACCGGGCAACGCGCGATCGCGCGGTAGCTGTCCGGTCTCGTGAACGGCTCGTACATCAGCCCGCGATGTCCGCAGCGGCCGCAGACCGCCTCGGCGCATACCTCGGCGTCGATCTGGGCCGCCCCGCATGGG